TCAGGCAGCGGCGCTGCCTGGGGAGTCCATCGTGATGATCTCACCCTGCCAAAGCTGGAACCACTGCCCGCCGGCCAGGAAAGCTTCGGTCGAGGGGTTGATGGCGTTGACGAAGTCGGCAACTGTCGCGGATCTGGCGACGTGCACTACCACGTGGCCGCAGGACTCGCGGACCTCCACGCACTTGCGCCGGTCGATCTGGTCGTCCACCTGGTACTCAACAGTGAGCGGGCTGTCGGGGGAGTGGGCGCTGATCACCCTGCCGCGCCAGATCTGGAACCAGTTGCAGTCGGCGAGGAAAAGTTTCAGTGCGACATTGAGGGCCGCTGTGTACTCGTGGGCGTCGGCGTCTTGGCGGATCTTGACGTCCACCCGGCCGCGAGATTCGGTTATGTCGACCAGTTGCCCAGGAGGCAGGCTTTCGGTGGCTTCGTACTCGACGCGCAGCATGGCGCCCTCCCGTTGGTGCGTTGCACTTGGGCAACCGTGTGCCGGGGGCACACGGTTGTGGAAGGGTACGTCCGGTGAGCAGACGGCGACAATCCGTTCTGATGAATGTCTACTTAGGGACTTTTTCAGTCACGTGCCGCCGCCGCTTCGGGGTCCGGTGCTACTCGCCTTCGCGGCGCGCTCGCTCGTCGGCCTCAATCATCGCCCGCCAACGGCGCAGTTCAGGCTCGGACATGTCCCCGAGGTGGGCGACGATGATGCGCACGTCGTCGTTGTAGCCCGCCAGCTCTGTTGCTTTGTATTCCAGCCATTGCTCGGCTGCGGCGGCCTTGACGCGCCGCTCGCTGATGCGCAGGGCCTCGGCTATGGCTCGCATTTGGGCCGGGCTGGGCGCGTTGGCTGGAGGGTTGGTGACGAGGCGCTGGAGGTAGGGCTTGGACAGTTTGGTGCCAGTGTCCGGGTCGACGGCTCGCTCGGACATCTTGGCGTAGGACAGGCCGCGGTCGTTGGCGTCCTGGATGAGCTGCGAGAGTGCACCTCGGGGGCTTGGCTCGCCCGTACCGGTCGGACGGTCTTGGGCGGCTGCCGTCATGTCCTCTTCCTCTTGAGTCACTTGAGTACCGACTGTCTCTCTAGGGGGGTGGCGTGCTGGTGGAAAGTACCAGCTCAGTCCGTACAACCATCTGAGATCCGAGACAGTTCGTCTACAGATCAATGCTATCTAGACAAGAACTTTGCTGATAGTCGTCGGCGGATCGTCTCGGATCTGTAGACGAATCGGCTCCACTATGCTTTGCTCTGTTAGGCAAACAGTTCCGCACCACTCGGGGGCATCGTGAGCCGACGTGCAAGCAGGCGCTGGACCCTGCGCAGCATCCTGATCTTCAAGCACTACATGGAGTTTCCGGGTCGAGGGCAACCCTTCTCGGTCCGTTCCCTGGCCGAAGAGTCCGGAGTCAGCCAGGGAGTCATAGAGAAGCTCCTGACCGGCAGGCAGGACAACGCGGACGTCGATGACGCGACAGCCCTCGCGGAGGCCGTCGGTAGTGCCATATGGCCCCTTTTCGCGCCTCCGTCGTCTCCAGATCAGAAACGAACGTCTCGATCATCCACCCCCACAGGTAAGGAATAGACCGATGCCGAACAAGCCCAAGCCTCCGCCGAAGGGATGGCTCTGGAGCGCCGACGCCGCCGACTACCTCGGCGTCCACGTCGTCACCCTCTACCGGTGGCGCAGTGAAGGAGTCGGCCCGAAGGGCAAGCGCCACGGGCTCCGCCGCTACGCCTACAAGGTCAGCGACCTCGACGCCTGGCTCAACGGCGAAACCGCCGACGACAAGCCGGCCCGCGCCGCCGCCTGAGCGGCAAAGAGGCCGCCCCCCGAACGGCCAAGCACGGGGAACGGCCTCGATCCACACCACCAGAACCCTGAAGAACAGGAGCGTGGACCATGTCCACATCTTCTCAGAGTCCGGACCCTTCTAGCCCCAGCCGTCGCGCCGAACTGCGTGAAGAGCTGGCGCACCTACTGAAGTCGACGCTCGCTTCGGGCGATGCCCGCGACGCCGTGGACACCCTGGACGAGCTGATCGCCGAGTCGCTGCTTGAGGGGCGACGCGAAGCGCGCCCCTCTGTTGTGAACGAGGCGATCGAGGCCGCCCGCAGCGAGTACCTGCACGAGGACACCGGCACGCCGGAGGACGAGGCGTACAACCAGGCCGTGTCCGACGTCGTCGCCGCGATCGGCGCACTGCTTGAGGGCGGTGCGTCGTGAACGACCTGACCCCGTTCGACGAGATCACCGCGAAGCTCCCGCAGCTGTCCGCGTTCCAGGCCGTCTGGAACGAGGCGGAGGAGCTGCTGACCGAGACGCACCCGGAGGGCTTCGAGGTCGAGGAGATCGGCCGGATCGCCTTCGACTGCCTGCCCGACGAGGAGAAGCCGGCCGCGCTGGACGCCCTCTTCTACTGCTGGTGGACCGCCCTCCAGTCCGACCGCGAACGACGCGCCGCATTCGAGGCCATGGGAGGTGCGCTGTGACCAGCACGATGGAGTGGATCCGCCGAACCTACGACGTGCCCGCCCGGCACGGCATGCGGATCGAGTACGACGGCAAGCCCGCCACGATCGTCGGCGCGGGCGGCGGATACCTCCGCTTCCGCATCGACGGCGAGAAGCGCCGCACCGTCGGCCACCCCTGCTACCGCATCGTCTACCCCGCCGTTCCCGAGCCTGCCCGCCCGCGCGGCTGGTGCCAGTGCTGCCTGAAGGACCGGGCCATGACGAAGGACTGCGTCATGGGCAACCACCGCTGGTACGGCCGCAACTGGTCCGAGCAGTGCCCCGGCTCCGGCAAGTTCCCGTGGAAGCCCGTCCGCAACCTCACCCACCCCGGCGAGCAGAGGCAGGTAGCGGCATGAACATCTCCCCGATCCACTGCCCGGACTCCGACTGCTACTGGGCGGCGCACGGTATCCCCGACAAGTACACCGAGGCCCGCGCCTGGCACCTGGCGGCGCACCGTGCTGAGGAGCACGACGAGCCGTTGACGCCCGAGCAGATCGCCTACGCGACCAGGGCAGGGCACACGCTGCCCGCCGCTGTGGCCGCGCAGGGTGCGCTGCCGGTGCCGGTCGGCGACCAGCCCCAGCCGCTCAACGACACCCGGCTCGCGGAGTACGCGGCCCTGCTGGAGGCTGCCACCGACGGGCCGTGGCTAGCCAACGAACGCATCGGCGTCGTCACCAATCAGGCAGGCGAGCCGCTCGCAGTGTTCGGCGGCGGAAAGCAGGACCATGCCGACGCCGCGTTCACCGCCGCCGCACCGACCATGGTCACCGAGCTACTCGCCGCCGTGGCCTACCACCGCCACTGGGAGCAAATCGGCTGGCGCAAGGCGAACGCCTACCACGGGAATTGGGTCCGCGACGACCTCCGCCTCACCCGGGAGCGTCAACTCGTCGGCCGACTGCGCAGCGAACTGTCCCGGCAGGGGAAGGCGGCCAAAGCCGAAGTCGCGCGCCTCAAGGCGGCACTGGCCAGCGCCCGCGAGGACGCCGCCTTCATGGAGCGCAACACGCTGCCGGAGCTCCGCCGCGCCGTCGAGCACCACCAAGCGGGCAAGCAGTGCTGGCGCGAGCGGGCGGAGAAGGCCGAGGCGCGACCCTCCCGCTTTCACGCGACGCCCGCTCAGATCGACGCCTATCTCCGCACGATCCTCGCCGAGGACACCCACCTGCGCTACCAGCAGGCCATCGGCGAGCACGCCCTGGCCGAGGCTATTGAGGACGCGGCCACGGTGCGCGCCTCGGCCGATAGCGAGGGCCTCTACAACGCCAACTGGCGCGAGGGCTGGGACGACGCCATCTCGCGCGTGGACCCGGACCAAAACGGACCGACGCCCTCGACGCTGATCACCTTCGCCGACGCCGCCGACTCCACCACCGACCGCGCCGAGGAGGCGTCGTGACCAACAACCCGACCCGCGTGCTCAACCAGACGATCGCCCTCGGCGACAACCCCGACAGCATCCACTACGACCAGCACGACGGGCACGCGTTCATCGCCCTCGGCGGCATCCAGATCGCCCTCAGCCTCACCAGCCAGGCCGCCCTCGACAAGCTCGCCACCATCACCGCCCAGGCCGCAGCCGACAACCGGGCCCGCACCCTGCGGCAGGTGGCGTGATGACCACCGTCATGGAAGCCCTCCCGGCCCGCCCCCGCAAAGCGTCAGCGTCCAGGCGCCGGCGGCACCAGCACCAACTCGGCTACCGCCTCCACCAGATCGCCCCCGGCGCCGCCACCATCCTCGTCACCCCGATCTGGACCGACGCCACCGGGGCCACCGAACGCACCTACCTCGCCCGCGCCCTCGGCGTCGACGGCCAGATCATCAAGTTCGCGGCCGGCGGCTCCCAGCGCATCGCCGCCCTCCTCCAGGGCGCCTACCCGGGCGCCGACTGGGACCGCCCCCAGACGTGGACGGCCGAGACGAACACGGTCACCGTGCGGCGCCCGATGTCGAACGCCGACATGCGGGCCGCGATCCAGCGGCTCACGGTCCGGGAGGCCGGACTGGAAGCCGAGCTGGCCTTCGAGCGCGAGCGCAACTTCGAGCTCACCACCGCCCGCGACTACGCCGACACGGCAGCCGCCGGCTACATCGACCGCACCGGACTGGAGGCGTCGTGACCATCGCCCGCCTGAACGAGCCGATCGACTTCCAGGTCGGCGACACCATCATCGACTCCCGCTGCGGCACCGTCACCGCCGGCACCGTCACCCAGGTCCGCGGCAACTCCGTGTACTACCGCGACAACTGCTCCGCCTGCGTCCGCGACGGCCGCCACCACCGCACCCAGGCCGACTTCTCCACCACCAGCAAGGGAGAAGCGTCGTGAGCCTCATCGACCACATCCCCGGCCTGAAGGGCACCGGCAGCCACCGGGCTGCCGACCGTATCGCCGAACTGGAGGGCCTCGTCGGCCAACTGCGCGAGGAGAACGTCAAGCTCCTCACCCGACAGGCCGCCGCAGACGACTTCTTCATGATCCAGGACCAGTACGCCACCGACCTGGAGGCGGAACTGGCCCAGGAGAAGCGCGCCCACGCCGCCACGAAGGCCGACCTGGAAGTGCGCACCCGGTGGGTGGCCGACCTCGAAGGCCGCCTGGCCGACGCCGAACGACGCCTCGACATCCGGCGCCTCGCCGAGACCGCGGCCGAGCGCACGCAGGAGATGCCCGGCATCACCCCGGTCGTGCCCCTGCACCAGTCACCGCAGGCCAAGACCAACTGATCTCGCCGCCCGCCGGATGACCACCGGGCCGGCGGAGCGGCGCACAACTACCACCACAAGGAGCACCCGTGTCCGACAACACCACCGAACTGACCCCCGACGGGGAGGCCTTCCACCGCTTCGCCACCAACTTCTTCCGCGACCTCGACGACGCCGTGGAAGCCGAGTTCGAGGCCAGCCTCAACGAGGACACCGCCGATGAGTAGGCCCACCAGCATCGACGGCATCCGTGACGGCCACCTGATCCGCACCACCGTCAGCGGCCTGCCGGGACAGCTCGCCATCAACCGCCAGCACCACCCGAACTGCCCCTGCCAGGCCCGCGACACCCAGCCGGCGCGCATCGCCCGCCGCCGCAAGCCCACGAACCGCTGACCCTGCACCCCAACAAGAAGCCCCGGACGTCGCAACCGCCCGGGGATCCGACACCAGCATCCCAGGAGAAGACCGTGAAGGTCCCCACCATCGTCCTTGAAGTCCTCGACCGCGCCGAGTTCGACGGGCCCCGACTCGTCCTCACCGGCACCCTCGACCGCAAGCTGTACCTCGACACCGCGAAGGTACTCGAGGCGGCAGGCGGCAAGTGGAACCGTAAGGAGCGCGCCCACCTGTTCGACGGCGACGCCGCCGAGGCGATCGAGCCCGTCATCCTCACCGGCGAGATCGTCAGCAACAAGCAGCAGTTCGGCTACTTCCCCACCCCCGGCCCGGTCGTCCAGCAGCTCATCGAACTGGCCGACATCAAGCCCGGCATGACCGTGCTGGAGCCGTCCGCCGGGCAGGGCGCCATCGCGTCGGCGGTCGCAGCCGAGGGCTGCGTAGTCGACTGCATCGAAGTGCAGGAGTCGAACGCCACGGTCATCTTCGACGCGGGCTACGCCAACCTCATCCTGGTCCGCGACTTCCTGACCACCGCGCCCGGCGCCGGCATCCCCGGCTACGACCGGGTGGTGATGAACCCGCCGTTCGCCCGGCAGGACGACATCCGGCACGTCATGCACGCCCACCGCTTCCTGAAGGCGGGCGGCCTGCTGGTGGCGGTCATGTCGAACGGCGTCACCTTCCGGAACACGCCCCTGACTCGAGAGTTCCGGGCGCTCCTCGACATGCAGGGCGGTGAGCTGCACCCGCTACCTGAGGGCGCGTTCAAGGAGTCCGGCACCGGCGTCAACACCGTGATCGCCGTGATCCCGAAGGTCGCAGCCCACACCTGACCGCCTGATCCACAACCGAAGACCGGCGACGCGTCGAGCCCCCCACTCCGCGCCGCCACCCCAGGGCAGTCGCCCCGCCCACCCCCCGGTCAGGGGCGGCTGCCCGCCAACCAGCACACCCTTTTGGAGACCTCATGAGCACCACGAGTCACACCATTCCCGCCGAAGTCGCCCGCCACGTGCTGTGGACGTTCGGGCACCGAGGCGGCTACCAGCCCGGCACCTACCACCAGAAGCTCCTCGACCTCCTCGCCTACGCCCCGCCGGTGGAACTGGCGAAGCTCACCCCGGCCTACCCGGCAGAGGCCGAAGCCGTCCGCATGGCCAAGTACGACGAGGACGGCATCGACAAGCTGAAGAGGGCCGCCGGGCTGGTCTGCATCCGGTGCGGCGACGAGGACGGCCCGTTCGTCGGGGCGCCCCGACAGCCGCTGTGCGAGCCGTGCGCCCGCCCCATGCCCCTGGACGGTGTGGCGTGACCGCCGCCGTCGAGGCGCCGACCGGATCGGTCGTCACGGAGCGGGGCGTGTACCCGGGCATGCCGATCGACGTCTACCACGCCGACCCGGTCCCCGGCGGCAGCCTCTCCTCCTCCGGCGCCCGCAAGCTCCTCGACCCCGGATGCCCCGCCATCTTCAAGTGGGAGCGCGACAACCAGCAGCCCCGCAAGCGCGAGTTCGACCTCGGCCACGCCGCCCACCTCGCCGTACTCGGGGAGGGCCCGGAACTGGAGGTCATCGACTTCCCCGACTGGAAGAAGGTCGCCGCGCGCGAACTGCGCGACCTCGCCTACGACGAGGGCAAGGTGCCACTGCTCACCAAGGAGCACGAGCAGGTACAGGCCATGGCGGAGGCGATCCGCCAGCACCCCACCGCAGGCGCCCTGTTCGCCCCCGGCAATGGTGTCGCCGAGCAGTCCCTCTTCTGGCAGGACGAGCGCCACGGCGTGTGGCGCCGAGCCCGCCCCGACTGGATGCCCCACCGCCAGGACAACGGCCGGCTCGTCGTCGTCGACTACAAGACCGCCCGGGCCGTCGACCCCACTGCACTCCAGCGGGCCGTGTACGAGCACGGCTACCACGCCCAAGCCGCCTGGTACCTCGACGCCGTCAAAGCCCTCGACCTCACCGGCGGCCAGGAGCCCGCGTTCGTCTTCGTGTTCCAGACGAAGACCGCGCCCTACCTGGTGCACCTGGTCGAACTCGACTTCCCCGCACTCACCCTCGGCGCCGCCCGCAACGACCGCGCCCTGCAGATCTACGCCGAATGCCAGCGCACCGACACCTGGCCCGGCTTCAACGACCGCATCACCTACCTGCCTCTCCCGCCCTACGCGGAGAAGCGCGACCAAGAGGAGTACCTGTGAACCAGCCCATCCCCATCCCGTCCAACAGCGCGCCGGCCCGCATCGGGCAGGGCACGGCCGTCGAGCAGTCCCGCGCCGCCGCCGAGGTGCAGGCCGCGGTCGTCGTGGCCCAGCAGTGCCCCCGCAACATTCAGGCCGCCGTCGCCGAGATGCGCGAGTCGTGCAAGCAGCAGGGCCTCGCCGAGCGCGCCTTCTTCCGCTACTCCCGCGGCGGCTCCACCGTCACCGGCGCGTCCGTCCACCTCGCCCGCGAGCTGGCCCGCGTCTGGGGCAACGTCCAGTACGGGCTGGTCGAGATGCGCCGCGACGACGACTACGGCCAGTCCGAGATGCAGGCCTTCGCCTGGGACGTCCAGACCAACTCCCGCAACAGTTCGACGTTCATCGTCCCGCACCGCCGCGACACGAAGAACGGCAGCAAGCAGCTCACGGACATGCGGGACATCTACGAGAACAACGCCAACAACGGCGCCCGCCGCGTCCGCGAGGCGATCTTCGCGATCCTGCCGCCCTGGTTCGTCGAGGAGGCCAAGGAGCTGTGCAACCAGACGCTGCGGGACGGCGGCGGCAAGCCCCTCGCCCAGCGCGTCGCGGACGCCATCAAGACGTTCGAGGGCATCGGCATCACCGCCGACCGCATCGAAAACCGCCTGGACCGGCCGTCGACGAAGTGGACCGAGCACGACGTCGCCCAGCTGATCGTCATCTACAAGTCGATCCAGCGCGGCGAGGTCACCGCCGAGGACGAGTTCCCGGCCCCCCGCGTGAGCGCCGACGAGCTCACCGGCGGCAAGACCGGCAAGCCGGCCACCACCCCCACCGAGCAGTAGCCCGCACACGCGAACGGCCGCCCGCGGGCAGTGCGGGCGGCCTCTCACCCCAAGGGAATCACAGATGACCGACCTCACCTACACCGACGACGACCTCCGCGCCCTCGCGGCGAAGCTGCAGGCACAAGCCGCTCTCGACGCTGAGGGCCGAATCCGGAGCGCCGTCGAGCACCGCTGGGCCGGGAAGGCCAGCGACGAGCAGATCGACGAGGCGTGCGACGAACTCGTCAGCCTCCTCGACAGCGCCGTCGACATGTCGGCCTGGTCCGTGAACCTCGGCGCCCGCTACCTCAAGACCACCACTGAACTCGCCTGGGGCCGCGGCGGCGACGCCTGGGATCTCGCCGTCCAGATCGCCCACCGGCCCGGTCTCTCGACAGAACTCCGCGAAGCACTCACCGGAGCCATCCGGGGCGCCGTGAACCACGTTCTCCACGACCGCGGCATCGACGACACCCACCTCCTGCACCAGCACACCAGCGAGGAGACCAGCCGATGAAGGCCCTGACCATTCGCCAGCCCTGGGCTGGCGCGATCGCCCACCAGTCGAAGCGTGTCGAGAACCGCAGCTGGAAGCTCCCCGCCAAGCACGAGGGCGCCCACATCCTCATCCACGCCGGAGCCCAGCCCGACCGTGACGCCCAGGTCTACGGCGACCACCTCGACGTGTACTCCGCGGTCGTCGCCATCGCCACGATCACCGGCTGCCACTTCGACAACGGCAACCAGGTCTGCTGCAGCTACTGGGCCCAGCCCGGCCTCTACCACTGGGAGTTGACCAACGTCATTGCCCTCCCGGAGCCCGTGCCCGCCAAGGGCGCGCTCGGCTTCTGGACGCCCAGCGACGACGTGCTCACCGCCGTCACCGCACAGATCAAGGAGCCGGTGTCATGACCGCGACCGTGCAGCCCGCCCTCGACGGCAGCGTCCCCGAGCCGCGCAAGACGAAGACGCAGCGGCAGGCCGAGGACTACGAGACGTGGCTCGCCGAAGTCCCCGGCGGCCTGAACGGTCACGCCTTGGCCAAGCCGTTCGTGGAATGCAGCAACTCGGGCTGCGACCGCGAGGCGGCGAAGCGCGGAATGTGCGAGATGCACTACCAGCGCTGGAAGGCAGAGTTCAGGCGCGCTGGGCTCCCGCTCCCGGCGGCACCGCCGCGCCCCACATGGTCTGCCGACCTCACCGGCAACCGTCCCTACGACAAGCAGTACCGGGAAGCGACCAAGCATCGGCTGATCGCCAACAGCGTTGAGGATCCCCACACTGGCTGCTGGATCTGGCAGAAGGCTCTCGACCGCGATGGATACGGCGTGTGTGGCGCGCCCAAGCGCGAGAGCGCGCACCGCGCTTCGTTCCTCGCCTTCATAGGACCCATACCGGCCGGGATGGTCATAGACCACCGCTGTCACAGCAACGCTCCGACATGCCCCGGTGGCACCGACTGCATGCACCGACGCTGCATCAACCCCGCCCACCTTGAGCCCGTAACGGACACAGTGAACGTCCTGCGCGGACGCAGCACATGGGCCAAGAACGCTCGCAAGACCCACTGCCACCGCGGCCACGAATTCACCCCTGAGAACACCTACGCCCGTCCCGACGGGCGGGCCTGCCGCGCCTGCCAGAACGCAGCGAGCGCTGCCTACAAGCGGCGCAGGAAGGAGGTGCAGCGATGAGCGCTCCCATACAGCTGGCTCTCGACGGCTCTGTGCCGAAGTCTCGCACTCAGCAGCGAATCGACGACTATGAAACCTGGGTTGACCTCGTCCGCCCCACCTTCGTCGAGATAGCCCGCACTGGCCAGCCGTTTCTGTTCTGGAAGGTCGCCCGCGACCACGAGCTGCCTGACCCCCCGGACCGCGACCACGACTGGGGTCGGTTCGCCGTGAGCCTTCACAAAGACGGCGTGACCCGCTGCGACGGCTTCGGCCACACCCGCGACAAGTCCGCCGTCCGCCGCTGGCGCGGCACCGTCGCCGCCATGCAGGGGAGGGTCGCCTGATGGGCCACTCCACCGCCCTGTTCCTCGCCGGCTTCGGCCTCACCGTCGGCGTCGCCGCCGTCGCCTTCGCGCTCATCACCCGGCCCGCCCGCCACCTCCCCGCCGCCCCCGACAACCAGCCGCCCACCGACACCACCGACCTGTGGACCTGCCGCCGCATCAACGCACTGCCCACCGCCACCCGGAAGGAGGACTGATGGCCGCCCGCCCCACCCCGCCGCACGGAACCACCGCCCGCGCCTACGGCAGCCCCGGATACCGCCCGCCCTGCAAGTGCGAGCCGTGCAACACCGCACGCCGCCGCCACCACAAGCAGACGCGCGTCAACCGGCAGCTCGGCCGCAGCCCCTTCACCAGCCCGGACCAGGCGCAGGCCCGACTCCGCGAACTGCACCAGACCATGTCCTGGAAAACCCTCGTTACCGCCACCGGCCTGGAGCTCAACGCCCTCCTGCGGATCTACAACGGCCAACGCACGAAGATCCGCAACGAAACCCACGCAAAGATCATGGCCGTCACCGCGCCCGCACAGGGCGACCGCGGCCAATACCTCGACGCCACCGGCAGCACGCGCCGAGCCCAGGCCCTGTCCTCCCTCGGCCACTCCTACGCGACCATCGCCGACGCCGCGAACACCTCCCACAACCGCATCCTCAGCATCGCCAACGGCCGGCAGCCCACCATCCGCCGCGACCTCGCCGAACGCCTGGAGTCCGCCTACCAGCAACTCGCATCCGTCCGGCCGACGGCCAACAAGTACACCAGCCGCACCCGCAACTTCGCCCGGGCCAACGGCTGGGCCCCGCCCGGCGCCTGGGACGACGACACCATCGACGACCCCACCGCCCACCCCGACTGGACCGGACACTGCGGCACCGACCGCGGCTGGTGGATCCACCAGCGCCAGCAGCTGCCGATGTGCCAGCGCTGCGAGCAGGCCCACCAGGAGTGGCTGGCCGAGCACAACGACCTCGATCCGCGGCTGCGCAACCAGGCCCTGTTCAAGGCCCGCAACGCCGCCGTCTCCCGCGAAGCCGACCTCGCCGCCGACGGCCGCGAACTCCTCGGCTACGGCGTCGGCTACGAGCAGGCAGCCGCCCGGCTCGGCGTCAGCAAAAACCACCTCCAGCAGGCGCTCAAGCGCCACCCCCACACCGAGACGGAGCTCGCCGCATGATGTACCGCCACGACAACGACGCGCTCACGGTCATGGACTGGTTCTGCGGCGCCGGCGGCTCCAGCCAGGGCATGCACTCCATCCCCGGCGTCCGCATGGAGCGCGCGGCGAACCACTGGGAGCGGGCGATCGAGTCGCACGCCGCGAACTTCCCCACCGTCGACCACTACCGCGGCGACATCCGAGAAGCCCCGGTCGACAAGTGGCCGGTGACGGACATCTTCTGGGCCTCCCCGGAGTGCCCACAGTGGTCCAACGCCCGCGGCAAGAAGCGCGACTTCGACGCCTCCCTCCAGGGCGACCTCTTCGACGGCTTCGGCCCCTCCGAGGAGGTCGAGCGCAGCCGCGCCCTGATGGAGGAAGTCCCCATGTATCTGCGCGGGGTCATCGCCCGCGGTGGCCTCGTCAAGGCCGGAGTGGTGGAGAACGTCGTCGACGTCCGCGCCTGGGACCAGTGGGACCGCTGGCTCGGCGAGATCCGCAAGCTCGGCTACCGCACGCGGGTCATCGCCCTCAACAGCATGCACGCCGACCCGCGCACCGTGCACAAGGCCCCGCAGTCCCGCGACCGCCTGTACGTCGCCTACTGGCACAAGACCCTCGCCCGTACCCCCGACTGGGACAAGTGGCTCAGGCCGCGCGCCTGGTGCACCGGCTGCGACACCTGGGTGCAGGCCGTCCAGCGGTTCAAGCAGCCCGGCCGCGACATGGGCCGGTACCGGCAGCAGTACGTCTACCGGTGCCCCAACACCACCTGCCGCAGCCAGATCGTCGAACCCGAGACGCTCCCGGCAGCCGTCGCCATCGACTGGACGATCCCCGGCCAGCGCATCGGCGACCGTGCCAAGCCTCTGGCCGACAAGACCCTCGCCCGGATCCAGGCCGGCCTCGACAAGTTCGCCCGGCCGATCACCCTGGAGGCCGCGGGCAACACCTTTGAGCGGCGCCCGCGCGTCCGTACCTGGCCCGTCGACGCGCCCTTGACGACCCAGACCACGACAGCGACCAAGGCCATGGCCTACGAGCCGTTCATGGTCCCGGCCGGAGGCACCTGGCGCAACGACCCGTCCAGCGTGCTGGACCCCATGGCCTGCCGCACCACCCGGGAGAACGACGGACTCGCGATCCCGCCGCTCCTCATCCCTGTCGAAGGCCGCGACGGCAAGGACCCGCGGTCGGCCAACGACCCGCTGCGAACCCAGACCGCCCGCAACGAGACCGGCCTCGCCTGGCTCCCGTTCATGGTCACCATGCGCGGCGGCGGCGATCAGCTGCGCGGACGCTCCATCGGCGAGCCCGTCGGGACCGTGTCCGCGAACGGCAACCACCACGGCCTCGTCACCCCGAACCTGCCCGCGTTCGTGATGCGCAACAACGGCAGCACTGGCGACGGCGGCGAGCACTGCACCTCCGCCGCTGAGTACTTCCGCACCATGACGACGGCCGGCCACCAGTCGCTCGTCACCTGGGAGCACCTCCTCGTCCCTTACTACGGCAACGGCACGGCGAAGACGGTCCGCGAGCCCGTCGGCACGCTCTCCACCCGGGACCGGTACGCGCTCGTCCAGGGCGACGTCGACATCGAGGACGTCCTCTTCCGGATGTTGGAGCCGCACGAGATCGGCCGCGCGATGAGCTTCGCGGACGCCTACATCGTCCTCGGCTCGAAGCGGGAGCGCGTCCGCCAGTACGGCAACGCCGTCACCCCCAACTGCGCCGAAGTCATCGTCGCCGCCCTCGTCGAAGCCATCACCGGCGAGGAGCTCGACCGGCACACCGAGCCCGAGCCGCAGTTGGCGACCGCCGCGTGACCGCGGCCCGCCGGCCGCGCGCCGGACCCTGACCCGCCAGCACCGACAAGCCATCCGCCGCCCGCTCTGACCAAGAAGAGAGAACCCCATGGGCTACGAGCTCCGCCGCCAACTGCGCGAGGCGCTTGGGCCGGACATCACCGGCCTCCAGCGCGCTGTCGCGCTGGAGATCGCCGACGACGCCAACGAGCGCACGCGGCGAAGCTGGGCCGCGCTCGAGGACCTGGCGCGCTGGACCGGCGCCAAGGACGGGAGCGTCGTCCGGAACGCGCTGAAGCGGCTTGCCGCGGCCGGCTGGGAGTTCCGGGTTCCGATCGGCAAGGGCAAGGACGGGCGCGCTCTGTACGCGGTGCCCGGCACCCGGATGACGTTCCTCGTGCCCCACTTCGAAGGGGGAGCCACGGCTACCCCTTCCAGTGGCAAGGGAGAGCCCGGGCTACCTCTAGGGGGAGCCACGGCTACCCCTTCACCCCCACAAGGGGGAGCCACGGCTCACTCAGAAGGTGCCGTGGCTCCTTCTGAAGGTGCCGTGGCTCCCCCCTTCTCCTCATACTCCTCAGACTCAAAGAAGCTAGCTAGCTGGCAGCCCGCCGCTGATCTTGACTACGGGATCCCCGCCGACGCGCGCCCGCTCATCAACAGCCTCGCGGCAGCAGGCGTCAACGTCCGCTGGCCCTTCCGCGGCAACGACTGGTTCCCCCTGCTCGCGCTCATCAAGAAGTCCGGCGTGCCCGCCATGGTCGACCACGCCCTCAAGGTCGCAGCCCGCACCCCGGTCGACTCCGCCCGCTACTTCATGCCGGGCTGGAGCGAACTCGCACCCATCCCGCCCGCCGACACCCCGCGGCCCGCACTCCACGCCGTGCCCGCCAGCCGGTCCACCGCCGACCAGCGCGTCGCCCAGGGCCAGGCCCTCGCCGCCATGTTCCGCGAGCAGGAGCAGCACGCCCTCGAGGCTGGCCACACCAACCAGGAGCCCGCATGACCCTCGCCGAAACCGCAGACCTGCTGTCCATCGCCGCCGCCATCGACAAGCGCACGCTCGGCGAATCCGACGTTCGCGCCTGGCAGATGGTCCTCGACGACATCCCCTTCGAGGCCGCCCGGATCGCATTGCGCGAGCACTACCGCGAGACGACCAAGCCCGCCATGCCCGCCGACATCGTCCGCCGCGCCAAGCCCACCAACACCTACGAGTCCTACGCCGAGAAGGGGATCTTCTAGTGACGATCGACCTCGAGCCAGAGCTGCTCGAGCGGACCCCGCCCCGCGACATCGCCGCCGAGCAGTCCGCCCTCGGCGCCTGCCTCATGTCGCGCAGCGCCTGCGCCGAAGTCCTCGCCACCGTCACCCCCGAGGCCTACTACAAGCCGCAGCACGCAACGATCCACTGCGCGATCGCCGACCTGTTCATGGCCGGCGAGCCCATCGACCAGATCACCGTCGCCAAGTACCTCGGCGACCGCGGCGACCTCGCCCGGATCGGCGGCCAGGTCTACCTGTGGGAGCTCGTCCGGGCCGTCCCCACCCCGGAGAACGGCCCGTACTACGCCGAGGTCGTCCAGGACCGCGGCCTGCGCAGGTCGCTGATCGAACTCGGCACCCGGCTGGCACAGATGGGCTACAGCCCGGACGGCGAAACCACCGAGATCATCGAACGGGCGGTGACCCTCACCCGCGAACTGCGCGACCAGGGCCGCGAGGCTGAGGATCTGCCGCTGGAGGACATCCTCGACTTCGTCCAGCACGAGGACACCTACGACTGGATCGTGCCCGGCCTGCTCGAGCGCATGGACCGGCTGATCCTCACCGCCTCTGAAGGCGGCGGCAAGTCCGTGCTGCTCCGGCAGATGGCCGTCACTCTCGCCGCCGGCATCCACCCGTTCGACACGTGGAAGACCATCGACCCGATCCGGGTCCTCACCCTCGACTGCGAGAACAGCGCCAGCTCCAGCCGCCGCAAGTACCGCCCCCTGCTTGCCGCGGCGAGCGACCTCGAGCAGCCCGTGCAGCGCGGCCAGTTCCACATCGAGTGCCGGCCCGAAGGCCTCGACCTCACCCGCGCGCAGGACCGTGCCTGGATGATGCGCCGCGTCGAGAAGGCCAAGCCCGACCTGCTGATCATCGGTCCGATCTACCGGCTCCACGCCGGTGACCCCAACTCGGAGGAGCTCGCCCGCAAGGTCAGCGTGGTCATCGACGAGGCCCGCGCCACCGCCGGATGCGCCGTCCTCATGGAAGCCCACAGCCCGCACCACAACGGCTTCGGGCAGCACCGCACCCTGCGCCCCGTCGGCTCGTCGCTGTGGATGCGCTGGCCCGAGTTCGGCTTCGGCCTGCGCCCCGTCGAGGACGAGAAGTCCGCCGCACCCGGCGACGGCGCCCGCGGCCGGCGGGTCCTCCCGTGGCGCGGCATGCGCGACGAACGCGACTTCCCCGCCTTCATCAAGCAGGGCGACAAGTGGCCCTGGATCTCCTACAAGCCCATCGACGCCGACCCCCTCACCGGCTACAGCGAGACGGGAGCGATCTGGTGACCGAGTACCCGCCCTACGCCGACACCTGCGAGGAGTGCCTCGCCCGGGCCCGCACCGTCGTCCGGCCCGCGATGGCCCTGCCGGACGGGGACGGCGGCCTCATAGCCGCCTATCGGTGCCCCGCCTGCGGTCACACCTGGACCTGTGCCTGGAGCGTCCAGGCCGGCCCGCAGCCCCCGACCCCGCCCGCGGACCCCGTCGGGCTCGAGGACCTCGTCGCCCAACTCCGCATCCGCATCGCCACCCAACCGCCGCGCCCCGCCGCCTGATGCCCGCCGCGCGTTGACGCCCGCCTGACCACCAGAGGAGACACCGATGAGCACCGACCGCCTAACCCCTGCCGAAGTCCGCCTCGCCCAGTACGGCGAACGCACCAGCACCTGGTCGACCGCCACCTACAACGACGGCGCCGAGAAGGCACTGCACGAGATCGCGCTCGGCCTGAAGGTGGAGATCGACAGGCTGCGCGCCGAACTCGCCCGCCAGGAGCGGCTGCACGGCGACACCATCGACGACCGCGACCGCGCCCAGGATGCCGCCGACAAGCTGGCCTATGCCGTCGCCGCGGAGGACGTCATCGGTGAGCACACTGCCGACAACTCCCCGTGGGCCAACGCCCTCGACCTGATTACCCCGCAGGCCGAAGTGGACAAGCTGCGCGCCGAGATCGCCGTCGTGCGTAGCCAGACCATCGACTGGGCTGCCGGTGTCGTCGACGACAAGCTCTCGGTCGAGCCCGACCACGGGCGCGCCTCAGCCCTGTACGAGGTGCTGCTGGACCTGCGCGGCGAACTGCCCTGCACCTGCGCCCGGAGTAGCGGCCTGCACGAGCGTGAGTGCCGGAAGTACGTGCCCGGCCACGAGCTCATCAGCCCCGTGCTGGCCATGCGGGCGTACCGCACCGAGCGCCCCGCCGCCACCCCTGCCCCGTGACCGCAGACGGCCCGCTCCGGGGCGTATCCGGAGCGGGCCTGGTACCGACCCTACCCAGACCCGGAGGAACCCGATGACCACCCAGCCCGACACGCCCCCGACCCTGCGCCTGCTGTCTCTCGGCGCCGGCGTCCAGTCCACCACCCTGCTGATGCTCGCCGCTGAGGGGCGCCTCCCCGGCTTGGACGGTGCGATCTTCGCCGACACCGGGTGGGAGCCCGCCGCCGTGTACGAGCACCTCGACCGGCTGGAGGAGGAGATCGCCAAGCCCGCCGGGATCCCGATCTACCGGGTGTCGACCGGCCGGATCCAGGACGACGTCCTCGACCCGGACAAGCAGCGCTCCCTCCCGGCGCACACCCGCGACCCGGAGACGGGCGAGGACGGCATGCTGAACCGGCGCTGCACGCAGACGTACAAGCTCACCCCGATCCTCCGTCAGACCCGCCTCCTGCTCGGTGCGACGACGTCCGACCCGAAGCCGTGTCGGTACTGCGACGGCAAGGGCAAGCGGATCGCCCCGTGGCGGATCAAGCGCAACGACATGACGCCCGGTCCGTGCTCCGTGTGCGACGGCACCGGCACCCTCTCCCGCGTCAACCAGCCCCCGGCCGGCGTGTGGGCCGAGACGTGGATCGGGTTCTCCACCGACGAGATCGGCCGCGTCTCCGACCGCGGCGACACCCGCTACTCGCGGTCGCGGCACCCGCTGCTGGAGCTGAACATGTCGCGCACCCAGTGCGACGCCTACCTGAAGCACCACGGCTGGACGTCGGTCGAGAAGTCGGCGTGCATCGGTTGCCCGTTCCACGGCAACGCCGAGTGGCGGCGCATGCGCGACACCGACCCCGAGTCGTGGCGTGAGGCGGTCGCGTTCGACAAGGCGTACCGGACCGGGCCAGGCCTCCGCCACGAACGGTTCCTGCACATCTCCCGGCTGCCCCTCAGCGAAGCGCCAATCGACAAGATCCGCCGATCCGAATGGCAGATGGACACGATCTTCGACGCCGCCTACGAAGCCGAACTCGCCGAGAACGGCGACCCCGACGGCTGCTCCCCGTGGGCCTGCCGCTCCGGCCAGCCCGTCACCGCCGAAGACGCCGCCTGACCACCCGCCCGCCGGCCGTCTCGCGCGGCCGGCCCCACCCCTGGAGTGACCGTGAGATCCCTGACCGCCCGGCAGCGCCAGGTGCTGCTGCTCGCCGCCAACGGCAACACCAACGCCGCCATCGCCACCTGGCTTGGCGTCAGCCCGCACTCGGTCGCCGAGATCCTCACCGCCGCCTACCGCCGGCTCGGCGCCTCAGACCGCGCCCAGGCCGTCGCCATCGCCCTCGCGGTGGGGGAGCTCGGCGTGCACCAGATCCACATCCCCGACACTCAGCGAGAGGCCGCCGCATGACGACGCGACCGGACCCCAACACCCCCGAGGTGCCCCAGAAGGCCACAGAAGGCCGCCAGAGCGCCTCTGAGGGGTCGAGTGGGCAGCGAGAGGCCCTGAGGGGTCAGAACGGCTCGCAGGAGGGCGCTGAGGGCCTCGATGGCGAGAAGCAGCCCCGCGGCCCCGTCGACTGGGCCCGCCACTACGCCGAGCTGCGCGAGGCGGGCGGCCGGCCGAGCACAACGACCGTCCCCCAGCCGGAACTCGACGCGCTCAACGAGCGCATGGCCATCTACCGCGCGGCATGGCACAGCGCTCGCGGCCGGGCCGTGCACCAGCGGTGCATCAACGCCGACCTGCGCACCGAACTGGCCGCCAAGAGCAAGCGCACCGATCAGGCCGAGGCCGCCATCGCCCGCGTCCGCGCCCTGCACTACCAAGACGGCGACTACTGCGCCCTCTGCACCACCGACTTCGGTCGGCTGTCCGCGCCCTGGCCCTGCGGCACCATCCGCGCGCTCGACGAGCCGCCCGCCCACAACGACGGCCCCAGCGTCGCCGAATGCGCCGCCAACGACCGGCTCTGGCCGCTGCAGAAGGCGGGCGAGTGATGGGTGACCCTCGCTGGCTCAACGAGCCCATTGCTGTGCCCCGCTGGATCACCCTGTCCTTCGCGGCCATCGCGGTTGTGACCGTCGTCAACTGGGCCCTTGCCGCCCTGCTCTGGATCCTGCAGCACCTCCCCGCATAGCCCGCACCGCCCCGCACCAAGGAGCCCGCCATGCTCGACGCCCCGTCGCCCCGTTGCGTGATCTGCCCGCGCCAGCTGCTCGACCACGAGACCGGGAGGTTCATTTGCCTGCGATGCGAGCACCGCATCGACCAGGACCTGCGCAAGTTGGCCGGGCCCGCAGGCCTCTACGCCCGGCTCTGCCTGCGCATCCAGCCCGGCCGCGGCGGCAGCGACGGGCCCGTCGTCACCCGCAGCAGCGGCCACCCCATGCCCTGCAACGAGGCCGTGCTGACGATGACCGCCAACGGGGGTCTGGTGTCCACGCTGGAGACTTGGGTCGAGGACTGGGCCAGCTACGGGCTCGGCGTCCACGGCACCGGCGGCCGGCTCCAGCACCGCGTCGACCAAGCCGTCGACACCCTCCGCCGCAACCTCACCCGGGCTGCCAGCCGACACCCGGCCCTGGACGAATGCGCCGACGAGATAGCGCGGATCGTCCGTCAAGCCGAAGCGATCATCAGCGGCGAACGGGCACCCCGCCGCATCCCCGTCACCTGCCCCTGCGGCACCGTCCGCGCCGTCACCCTCGACACCGACGGGTTCCAATGCCGCGGCTGCGGGGCCGAGTACGGGCACTCGGAAGCGCTCCAGCTCACCGTTGCGGAGAGGCGGGCGGCGTGAACTGCCCTGCCGCAATTCGTTAGCCCGCCACCCTCCCCACTGAAAGGCCCCAACCATGCAGAAAATCCCGACCCTGTTCGTCCGCAACCCCGACGACCGGCGGCGCGTCCTGCCCGAGATCACCCCCGGTTGCGAGTGGGTCCTCGAAGGTCAAGGCGCGGCGACCCGCAAGTACGACGGAACCTGCATCCTCCTCGACGAGTCCGGCGAATGGTGGGCCCGGAGGGAGGTCAAGTCTGGGAAGACGTCGCCGGCGAACTACGTGCCCGTGGAGCACGACGAGACGACCGGTAAGACCGTCGGCTGGGAGCCCGTCGAACAGTCCTCCTTCATCAAGTTCTTCACCGAGGCGCGCGAGATCCGGGCCGACTGGGCGCACGGTACCTACGAACTCTGCGGACCGAAGATCAACGGCAACCCGGAAGCGCTCGACCGGCACACGCTCATCCGACACGCCACCGCCGAACGCGTCGACCCCGACTTCGCCCACCGCACCTACGACGACATCGCCAACTTCCTCCACCGACACCAGTGGGAAGGCATCGTCTACCACCACCCCGACGGCGCGATGGCGAAGATCAAGCTCCGCGACTTCGAGTAGACACTGAAGGGCCCGACCGCAACCCGCGGTCGGGCCCCTCTTGCATTTCCGCCTACGCGGCTTCCTCGATCACCGGCGTCCTCTTGCCGTTGAGCACTTGCCGCACCCATCCCTCGCTGAGCCCCAGCCGCGCCGCCAGCTCCGCCACCGGCACACCGTGCCGGTTCGCCGCCCGCAGTGCCTCATTACGCCGCAGCTGCCACCGCTCCCGCGCCGGGCCACCCGCCACCGTGCGGTGCAGGAACACCGCCAACGCCAGCAGCAGCCGGCCAGCCGTGTCATCGAACCTACGCGCCATGAAAGCCCCCTGTCGTGGTCGCGACACCCCGCTCACCGATCACGGTCGGCGGAGTGCGACAGTCCCACAAGGGCGCGAAGTGGGCGCACACGCAGAACACCCCCGCATCAACACGGCGACACGGCTACAGCTGCGGGCCCTGCTCTCGCCACGCCGCCTCCACAGCGGCCAGGAATTTCGTGTACGCATCCCGCTGGTTCCAGGAGAAGAGAATCGTCCTCGGATTCCCTGCCGGCTGCTGTTGCGTCGCCGTCGTTAAGTTGCGGAGCGCACCCGGATCCTCGGCCGTCATCAGATGCACGTGCCCATTCACCAGCCTCGTCGGCGGCACACTGTGGATCTTCAGCACGTCTGACAACTGGACGCTGCCGCTGCGGTTGCCACCCAGCCGCGCCACCCAGATCCTCTTGAACTCGACCCGATCCGCAAACAGCAACGCCGACGCCTGCCAGCCCTTGAACACCCGAGGCTCTGGAGACATCGCCCCCTTCGAAAGATCCATGGACGGCAGTCTGGACCGACGGCAAGAACGACGACAGGCGAACGCAGAAAGCCCCGCCCGGAGTGATCCGGGCGGGGGCTTTGAATCATGCTTCAGACGCGCGACACCGCCAGCGGCGCCGGCACCGGCGGGGAGTCCAGGTCCAGCCCCTCCGCGAGGAGCATCCGGGCCGCGGTGTCCCGCTCGAAGGCGCTCCGGCCGGGCGGCATCGACAGGACCCGCGAGCCGTCACGGCGCTCCACCAAGGCGCCGAAGAAGCCCCGGTCGGTGATGCTGGAGTCGACCAGGTCCACGTCCAGCTCGGCGAGGAGCTGGGGGAGCGGGGTGTCGAGCAGGTGGTCGGTGGCGATAGCAGGCGCTACAGTCATGGGCAGACTCCATCTCAGCAGGATTGAGTTGCTGTCGGCGGGTGGCGACCCGCCGTTTCTTCGGCCGGACGGTGGCGACCGTCCGGCCGTTTTCGTGTGTGGGCGTGCGAGGCCCCGCTGCGGTGTGCGCACTGTCACAACGCGGCTACGCCAACGTAGCGCTCTAGAGCAATTGGCGCCAGTCTCTCGCCGGGATCTGCCAAAGGTGCGCATTGACCAGCGCTGATGTAGAGCAGGTAGCGTTGCTCTAGATGAATCCGTCCCTAAGGAGAGCCTGTGCCACGCAAGCCCGGCGAGCCGCACAAGTACCGGGAGATCGCCGACGACCTGCGTAGGCGGATCAATGCCGGCGAGTTCGGCGAGAAGCGAAAGTTGCCCTCCGAGCGGGATCTGCGCGCGCTCTACGACGTCTCGCAGATGACCGTTCGCCAGGCCCTTGGCGTGCTGCGCGACGAGGGCCTGATCGAGTCGCGCGTCGGCTCCGGCTGGTACGTCGCCGAATGGCGGCCCATCGTTCGTAACGCCCTCAAGCGGCTCTCGACCGCTCAGTGGGGCGAAGGGCGATCGATGTGGGACGTCGACATCGATGACCGTCAGCTTGAGGCACGTGACGTGCAGATTGAACTGATCGACGCCCCGGCGGAAGTGGCCCGCGCCCTCGATCTGGAAGAGGGCGAGCCGGTGTGGCGGCGGAATCGGCGCTACGTCGTCGAAGGGGAAGTCGTCATGCGCGCGACCTCGTACATCCCGGACGACCTCGCGCGCGGCACGCGCATCACACAGATCGACTCCGGCCCGGGTGGAACCTATGCGCGACTCCGCGAAGCGGGGCACGGGCCGGTGCAGTTCCGTGAGCAGCTGCGGTGTCGACTGGCTACCCCGGCGGAAGTGGATGACCTGCACCTGGCGGCCGGCGCGCCCGTTGTAGAGCAGCACCGCTCTGCGATGCGTGCAGATGGTCGTGTCGTCGAGATCAACCGAATGATTCTGGACGCTTCCAGGTTCCTACTGGTGTACGACTTCCCCGCCTGACCTGCCACTTCGTCGGCCCCCACCCATCGGGTGGGGGCTTTTTTGTTGTCTTAGATGTGCTCCATCTGCTCTAGAGCTATTGATTGCTCTGGAGCGATCTGCTTCTATCTAGGTGTCCACCCCAGTCGACCGCAGGGGAGCACCTAGTGACGTCTGCATCTGTCGCCCCCACGGGCGACTACCTGACCACCGGACAGGTGGCGAAGCGCATCGGCAGTACGCCCCAGCATGTGCGCAGCCTCATCACCTCAGGACGGCTGTCCGCGATCAACATCGCCAAGGGAGTCGGGCGCCCCCGCTTCCGAATCGCCGAATCCACGCTTTCCGAGTTCCTGCGCACCGCGCAGGTCCCGGGTGAGGTGGCCTAGGTGAAGACCGCAAAGCCCGACCTCCACAGCTTGAAGCCGGTCACGTTGCCGTCTGGCCTGAGCCGCCAGCTCACCCAGCCGGAGCTCGACAGGCTCTGGCCCCGTGTCACGCAGAGCGAGAGCGGCTGCTGGATCTGGACCGGCCGACGGTTCAAGGCTGGCTATGGAGCCTTTGACCTCAACCAGAAGGCCATGTACGCCCACCGCATCATGTACATGATCTTCATTGGCGAGATCCCTCAGGGCGCACACCTCGACCACCTGTGCCGGGTTCGTGAGTGCTGCAACCCGCAGCACCTTCAGGCCGTCACCTGCCACGAGAACATCATGCGCTCGCCGATTGCGCCTGCTGCGGTCAACGCGGACAAGACCCACTGCAAGCGGGGTCACCCGCTCTCTGGCGACAACCTTGAAGTGCGCGAAGACGGTGGCCGCCGCTGCCGTACCTGCGCCATCACGTCGGCACGTCAGCGGTACGCAACTGCCACCAACACGCCTCTCAACGAGGCGCCCATTGCCCTCTCCAGCCCACCCGCGCCGCGTCGCCGTCGTGGCTCGGAGGTCTGCGCCAAGGGTCATGTCCTCGACTCCCAGAACACCTACACAGACCCGAAGGGCTACAAGCACTGCCGTGCCTGCCGGGCCGCCTCTCAAAGTCGCCACGAAGCCAGGAAGAAGGCACGCTGATGAGCACAGCAGTCGAGACCGGTGCGCACGAGCGCACCGACCACGCGGGCACCGCCCCGCTTCCGCCGGCCGCCGCTGTGGCGCTGCACGGTTACGAGCGTGCGATGACTGACCGCAACCTGTCGCTCGCTGATCGCCTCGCTCACGAGGCAGCCACGCACATCTCGTGGAGCTCCCGCGAGAGGTACCTGCGCAACGTCGGCGCGAACGGCCTCATCCCCACGGCCGGCGGCGAGATGCTTGCCGACCGCATGGGGCACTTCGCCCACATCGAGGTCATCGTCGACTTCGTGTCGGAGGTCTCCCCTGACGGCGACGTGCTGTTGGTTGTGACGAGCCTCGACGGTACGGGCCGGGCCCTCGCCATGGTGGACGCGGTCGATCGGGCGGACGCGCTTGAGTGGATGTACCACATCGCTTCGCTGCATGGCCGGGTCACCACTCTGCTCGGCCAGCCGGGCCTGGACATGCGTCGCGCTGCCATCGAGAAGGTGTCCCGGTGAGCGCCCGTGAGGTTCTCGACCACTTCCCGGCGGGTCACCCGCGTGGCTCGTGGCCGGCGGAGGAGCGTGCGGCTGAGCTGACCCGGTCGGGTACTCCGGCCACGGTCCGCATGGACCCGAAGAACGACCGGTTCATTGTCGTGGCGGAGCGCGGTGAGAGGTCGTGACCGCCGAGCGGGACCTGCTGGAGGCGGTCGTGGAGGCCTTGACGCTGCCTCACGGCAGCGACGACTACGACCAGCGGATCCTTCGCCGTGCCAGCCTCGCCCGCGTCGTCGCCCGTGAGGCGCTTGCCGAGGACCGGGGTCGTCTCGCCTGGAACGCCGACTACCTGCGCCGGAAGCTGCGCGAGGAAGAGGCGCGGCACCCTCAGGGCTGACGCCCACCCCATACCGCCGCGGTGGCGGTGTTCGCCCCCGTCCCGCCACCGCGGCTTCCCACCCCACCCATACCTGCACCCGAAAGGGCTATTCCGCCATGTCTCCGTACCTGTCCGACGCCGACCTTGCCGCCACGACCGACCTGGGCGCCCTCCGCCGTAAGACGATCACGGTCGCCGATGCCATGGCCGACCACGCCGCGTCCCTGATCGTCGAGTTCGCTGACGCCCGGGCGGCCGGCCGCTTCGACCAGATGAGCCTGATCCGCGACCACGCCTACGCCATCGACCCAGAGCTGCTGGCCGAGTTGGACGGCTTCGACAACTACCCGGCTGCCGCCTGATGGCCGGCGAGGAGCTGGCCCGGGCTGCGGGTGAGGCGACTGTCGACACCTACCGGGCGGCGAGCGTATTCGGCGAGACGCACGAGGTGACCCATCTGGCCGCTGGCCGGGCGCTGAAGCTCGCTGTCGAGGCGCAGCAGGCGGGTGCGTCCCCGGCTGACATCTGCCGGGCGGCCGGCCTACCCGAGGGGAGTCCTCGTGCCTGAGGGCCGCTGCGCGCAGTGCGAGGAGCACGCGGAGCTGCACAAGGGCAACTGGCTCGGCCTCGGCAAGGACAACGAGCCGTGCCCGCCGTGCGAGGACCACGCCAAGAACGGCTGCCGCTGACCCCCTGATCCGCCGGGCGCGGTCCATCCCCTTGCCGCGCCCGGCACCCCGACCGACTCAACCCGAGAGGAGCCCGTCATGGGCTGGAAGCAGGACCGTGCCGAGATCAAGCGGCTGATGGCCGCCCGACCGGACCCCGACGGCAAGAACGGCTGCGACTCGCAGGAAGCCCAGGCCGTCAACGCCGAACTCGACCGCAAGTTGCGCGAGCAGCCGATCTGGCGGCGAGCCCGAGCCCTGTACGAGGACTGACCGGCTGCCCGCCGGGCCCGTCTCGCACGGGCCCGGTCGAGGGGAACCGCTCAGCGTTCCGCCATCTACCCGAGAGGACGACTCCGTGCCGAAGTTCAAGCTCACCGCGACCAGCCGCACCGGCCAGAAGGTCAACCCGCTGGGCGGTTCCACCGACTCGGTGACCGTCTACAGCCAGGCGGACCTCGACCGCCGCGTGAAGGCCGCGAAGACCGACCCGCGCGACCTCGACGTCAAGGTCGAGCGCCTCAGCTGACCGGCTGCCCGCGGCCCGCGTCTCGCACGTGGGCCCTGGAGAACTGGCGCAGCGTCACCCTCCCCGTCCGTTCCGACCAAAGAGGTCGTCATGTTCCGTCGTGTCTTCGTCTGGCTGCTGCTCGCAGCGTTCCTGATCGTCGTCGGCTTGTGGCCGCCGGCTGCCGCCCCGATCGACTGGGCCGCTACCGGCGCGAACGTCGTCCTCGCCGCGATCCCCGGGCCGGTGCTGTTGCTCGCCGCCGTCGCCGCCTGGCTGAAGCACCGGCCCGCCCCCGTCAAGACCGCCACCGCCTGAGATCCGAAGGGACTGATACCCGTGACCGCCACGTCGTTCGAAATGGTCAACGGCCAGGACCGCTTTGACCCGGTCGCGCTGGCCGAGGCGGAGGCGATCCGGACCCGCGCCGCCGCCGAAGCAGAAGCCGCCCGCATCAAGGCCGAAGGTGAGGCTGAGGCCGAGAAGATCAAGGCCGCTGAGGAAGCCCGCAAGCAGAGGATCGCCAACGACAAGGCCGAGGCCCGGGCCCTTGAGGAGCAGGCCGCCCGCGCGGCCCGCATCGCCAAGCTCAACCGGGAGCGCGACGAGGAGGAGCGCGCCGCCCGGGAGGCCGAGGAGAAGGCTGCCGCCGAGGAGAAGGCCGAAGCCGCGAAGGCCGCAGAGGTCGCTGCCGCCGAGGAGCAGTGGCGCCAGTACGCGCTGCGCTTCTACGCCGTCTGCTCAATCGTCGCTCTGCCCGTGCAGATTGCCGCGTTCTACAACCCGAACGCCCTGTGGCTGATGGCCGCGCCGATCATGCTCGAAGGCGGTGCGTGGGTCGTCCTCAAGGGCGCCCGGGCTGCGGCAGTCGACCGTCGCCCGCACTGGCACTACCGGCTAATCGCTTGGGTGCTGGCCTTCATCGCGGCAGCGATCAACCTGTGGCACGGGCTGCACGCCTTCGACCCGGCCACCGCGATCGGCACCGCGTTCGCGTCCATCGCCGGTCCCGGCGTGTATGACCTCCACGAGCACGGGCAGATCCGCAAGCGCGACGGCGCGCTCACCCGCAAGCAGCGCAAGGCCCAGGCGAAAGCCGAGCGAGCCGAGGCCGCCCGCCAGGCCGCGGAGGAGAAGCGACGGGCTGCCGACAAGGAGGCCGCCGAGCGTGCCGCGGCCGAGGCCGCGGAGAAGCTCGCGCAGGCCCGCGCCAAGGAGTTCCCGAAGGTGTGGCAGCACGCACTGCGGCTCGCCGCAGCGCTCGGCGAGACGACCGTCACCGAGGCGGTCTGGAAGCGCGCGCACCGAGACGTGGAGGGTGCCGACCCGTCGGAGTCCGCGGAGATTATCCGACTGCGCAACGCCGCCGAAGCGAGGGTCGAAGCCGCCCGGCAGAAGCGCTCCGTGAACGGATCATCGCAGCAGGTCGCATCGCAAGTGCCCGGCGCGAAGAAGCCCCGCGTCTACAACCCTCCCGCCCGCCGCGGAAAGCGCACCAAGGGTGACGTGAAGTACGCCCCCGCCGCCCGTCGTCAGGCCGCCATCACCGCCAAGCAGACCGCCGCGAAGAAGGAGTCGCAGTGAGCATCGAGACGACCCCCAGCAGCACCCCCGACCCGGAGTGGGAGCGCATCGTCGGCGGCTACCTGAACGCCCCCGGCGAGGCGCCCGTCGAGAAGCAGACGACGTCCGTCGACCTGATGGGCGACACCCCCCTCACCCCCGCCTGGACGAAGACCCGCACCGGGTGGAAGAGCCGCGCCGAGGTCGGCCGCGTCAACACCGTCCGCGGCTTCCGCAAGTGGCTGCGTCGGCAGGCCACAGAGCACGGGCACGCCTCGCAGATCGGTCGCGGGATCCGCCGCACCGTCCTGTGGGTGCAGGGCACCGAGGGCGCGCAGGTCCTCGCCGCCCGGTACGAGGTGCAGCAGACGCAGCGCGATTACAAGGCTGCGAAGTGGGCGCACGACCGGCGGCTGATGCCCGGCAAGGAGAAGGAGAAGCGGCGCCGGGAGATGGAGGGCGCGTTCGCCGACTCGGCGTCGGCGATGAGCAAGTACCGGTCGGCGCAGCGGGACGCCCGCATGCGGCGGGCCGTGCGGGGCGTTGCTGCCCTCACTCCGATCGCCGGAGTTGAAGGAGCGAGCCTGCAACTGCTCGGCACCCCCGGCGGGCTCGCCGCCACGGCCGCAACCCTGGCCACGTTCGCCCTGATCGGGCGGCGCACCACGGCGGGGGAGCTGTACACCGACCGCGACGCGAAGATCGGCGACGGGGACCGGATGACCGACGACATGGTCAACCGGGTGTACCGCGACGCCCGCGTCATCGCCGCCGACGACACCCTGCGCCTCAGCACCCCCTGCACGCTCACCGCCGACGGCAAGGCCTGGCAGGTCGTGTTCCAGCTGCCGTCTGGCACCCCCGCTAAGAAGGCGCTCGGAGCGCGCGAGGGCATCGCCAACGGCTTCGGCGTGTCCGTGCAGCAGGTCCACCAGACCCGCGGCGACCGCGAAGACACCATCCACCTGCGGGTGTCGCTGAAGCTGCCGTTCTCCACCAAGCCGACCCGGGGCCCGCTGCTCGACGCCGAGCGGGTCAACCTGTGGCAGCCCATCCGGATGGGCGTCAACCTGCGCGGCGAGGAAGTCATCACCTCGTGGGTCGAGCGGTCCGGACTCTTCGGTGGCGAGCCCGGCTCCGGCAAGTCCGCCGCAGCCAACGACCTGCTGCTCGCCGCCGCGCTCGACCCGACCGTGCGCATGTACCTCGCCGACGGCAAGGCCGGCGCCGACATCACCCCGTTCGAGCCGATCGCCACCATGTACGACACCGACGGCGACCCCGACAAGCTCCTCGACATCCTGCAGTACATGTGGGACGTCGAGATCAAGGAGCGGCGGGCGCTCGCCAAGGAGCACGGCTCCCGCAAGCTGACCGAGGCGATGGCCGCCGTCGACCCGCGGGTCTGCTTGGCCGTTCTCCTCGTCGACGAGTGGTCGTCCTACGGTGCCGCCGCCGACCAGAAGACACGGCAGGAGATGGAACGGCTGCTGCGGCTGATCGTCCAGCAGGGCCGGGCGCTCGGCATCATCAGCCTCGCCGCCACACAGAAGCCCGACAGCGATTCCGTACCCACCGGGATCCGCGACATCCTCTCCATCCGCTGGGCGATGCGCTGCCTCACCCCGCAGGCCTCCGACACGATCCTCGGACAGGGCTACGCCTCCGCCGGGCACAACGCCCAGGACATCCTCAAGTCGCAGCGCGGCGTGGGCATCTACATGGACGGCGAAGGCGCCGAGCCGGAGCTGGTCCGCGGCGACTACTACGACGACGACGAGGTCGCCGCAATCCTGGGCCGCGCCTACTCGCTGCGACAGGAGGCCGGGACGCTGCCGCTGGGCCCGCTTGACCGGCTGCGCGCCGCAGGTGAGGACGGCGAGATCCTCGCCACCCTGTTCGGCCTGTACCCGGAAGGCGTCGAGATGCTGCCCACTGCCCGGGTCACCGAAGGGCTTGCCGCAGCCGGCCATCCGGTGACTGCCGACCGGCTGGCCGTGCTCGTGCCGCGCACCGACGAGGAGAAGCGGCGGCAGGAAGTCAGCGGCAGCAAGGTGTCCGTCTACCCGCTCACCGCGGTGCGCCGGGCGGTCCTCGACCGCTACGACATCGGCCTGTGAGCCCCGTCCAACCCCCGTCCACTGACCTGGTTTGACCCGGTATGAACCCCGTCCAGCCCCCGTCCCGGCCGTCGCGACTCCGTCCGGCCGGGACGGGCCCCTCGACCCTGCAGACGGGCCACCGCCGAACCCTGACCAGCACAAACACAGGCCCGGACGAGGGCCAGGACGGCCCGAACAGCCCCCAGACCACCCGGAACGATCACCCCGCAGGAGCCCGCCATGTCCGCCAAGACCGACCCGACCCGCACCGGAATGACCGACGCCGAGGCTGAAGCGCAGGCGCGCCAGATCATCGCCGACTTCGCCACCTCCTACCGTGACCAGACCCCGCTCCCGCGGTACGGAGACGCCCCGCCCGTACCGCAGCCCGGCATCCCGCCGATGTCGCAGCGCACCACCGAGACCGCCCGGGCCGTCATGTTCTGCAGCCTCGCCACCGTGCCCCCGGGCCTGATCGCGGTCGCCGTGATGGTCGCCTCTGAGCACGCCAACCCGACCGTCATTGGCATGATCTGCGCCGCGCCAGCCGCGATCGCCGTGCCGATCCTCGCCCTGGCCCGGCTCCTGCGCCGAGCCGGCCAGGCCGCCCCCGCCGAGATCCACCAGCACTACACCGGCCACGTCGACCAGCGCACCGTCCAGACGAAGACCACCGGCCTGTGGGCCAAAACCAACAATCAGCAGTGAAGGAGACCGCAATGGAACCGACGATCTACGGCATGGAGCTGGTCCTCGGCATGGAGATCGAGGACGGCGTACCCGACTGCCACGGCGAGGAAATGAAAGACGAGGGCACGGACAGGTACGGCGACCGCACATACACCTGCCGCACCTGCGGGACCGTCATCGAAGTCGATGACCTGGGACTCGTCGACGCCATCCGCGAGAAGGCTGCGTCATGACCGAACCCATCTGGTGGCCGCAGGTGCTGGCCGCGACGTCTCTGCGTCGTCAGGCGGCGGGCATGCTCCTCGCCCACGCCACCCCCACCGTCGTTGGCGGCACGCTGCGGCTCACCTTCGCCCGGGCCGATGTTGCCGCGGCGTGGCGGGACAGTGGGGCGCAGGCCGCGCTCGAAGGGGCGATGCAGCACTGCGGAGTGGCGATACCCGTACACGTCCGTACCCTCACAACTCAGGAGGTCTAGCCATGGGAAACGCCTGCTATAAGATCACCCGGCCGAACGGTGAGCGCATCACCGCCGGATACGGCGTCGAGACCGTCTGCGAGGAGGAGGGCTGCAACGAGCAGATCGACCGTGGCCTCGCCTACCTCTGCGGCAACGAGCCCGGCGGCGACGAGTACGGCTGCGGCGGCTACTACTGCGCCCACCACCTCTACCTCGGCTCCGGCGCCCCGGTCTCCGAAGGGCTCTGCAAGCGCTGCGACAAGCGCTGGGAGGAGCAGCACCAGGAGAGGGAGGAGCTGTACGCGGAGACCAGCGGATAGCACCTACTTGCTAGTTGATCGCTGAATCTGTAATCTCCGAAGTCGATGGTGGAACACCCGTCGCAAGAGCACCCAGAGCCCCCGCCGTGAGCTATCCGGCGGGGGTTTGCGCATTCCGGGGAGGTGCCGTGCCGACCTTCTCCAACCCTGCGCTGTACGAGCTGTATCAGCGCGACCTCGGCGACATCTGGGAAGCCGCCCGAGTGGCCGGCGTGAAGCCCGGCACGATCCGCGTCTGGGAAACCCGCGGCAAGATCGAGCGAGTTCCGCTCGACGGTGACCAGCCGCTCTATCACCTGCCGACCATCGAGGCCGCAGCCAAGGTGAAGCCGGGCCGACCCAAGGCCGCCTGATCGTCCCGCCGTTCGTGCCGGTCCCGCGGACGGCGGGGCCCCAATTCGTCCGGGAGGTTTTCAGTGGCCCTGCCTCCCGGACTCTCCACCGTCACGGTCACCGGCACCTACCTGCACCCCAACGGCACGCCGTACAGCGGCCGGCTCGTCTTCCGCCCGGAGCCTGAGGTACTCACCTCGGCGGCGCACGGCACGCTGGTCATCGGCGACGTCGAGGTCGTTCTCGACAACAACGGCCAGTTCACTGTCAGCCTGCTGGCCACGGACGATCCGGATGTGACACCGGTCGGGTGGACGTACCGGGTGACGGAACGCTGGTACGACACGCCGGGCCGCTCCTACCCGCTGTCCCTCCCGGCTGCGGCGCCGGCTGTCGACCTGGCCGATGTGGCGCCGACCGCGCCGTCGGAGGGCGAGTACGTCGTCGTGACAGGCCCCGCCGGGCCTGCTGGACCGGCTGGCCCCGAAGGTCCGGAAGGTCCGCAGGGTGATCCGGGCGACCCGGCTACGAACCTGGTCCAGTCCGTCAACGGTGAGCAGGGCACCGTGTCGCTCAGTGCCGCCGATGTCGGCGCCGACCCGGCGGGGACGGCCACAGTAGCCGTCGCCGGGCATGTGGCCGCTGCGGATCCGCACGGCGACCGCTCCTGGGCCGACAGCAAGTTCGCGTTGGGGAGCACGGTCAGTGCGATCGACGGTTACCTCAACGACGCCCTCAACCGGGTTTCGGCGATCGAGCAGGGCACCGCCTGGCTGTCCGCCCTGAACGTCACCAACAATGCCCAGGTCACCGGCCGGCTCACCGCCTCCGGGTTCGCGCTGCCGCTGCTGCCGCATACATCCCGGCCGACGTGGCGGGATGCGTCGAGCACGGTGACGCTGATGCAGGCCAACCACGGATGGTCGACGTCCGGCTCTGGCGTCGCCTCGTCGAACGCAAACGACACCAGCCAGTTCGTGAAGGGCACGCAGTCGTTCGCCATGACCACCACGGGCACAGGCGCGGTCGCGAACATCCGCCGCTACGGGGCGCCGCAGTTCGATCTGACCGGCAAGGCGATCCGGCTCGTCTTCCGAGTGGCGGACGTCTCCAGGATCAACCAAATAAACTTCCTGGTCGGCAGCAGCACCCTCGCGAACAGCTACAGCTGGCGGGTGTTCACGCACTCCGCCACGGCGCAGAACCAGGTGCAGAGCGGCGAATGGGTCACGGTCACGCTCCAGTGGTCCGGTGTCCGGTCGCCAACCGGCACGTACACCGTCGGTCCGACCGGCGTGCCGTCGGCGACGTCCGGCTTCACCGACATGGCGTTTCAGGTCGTCGACAAGGGGACCGGGGCGGCCACCGTCCACCTGCAATCCGTCGAGCTCATCGACGGCACGGTGACGGACTTCCCCGGCGGAGCGGTGTCGATCACGTTCGACGACTGCTACTCCTCGGTCTGGTCCCTGGCCCGGCCCAAGATGGACTCGCTCAACTACCGCGGCACGATCTACACGATCGCTGACGTCGTCGACACCAGCGGCGTCTACCTGACCAAGGCGCAGATGCGCAGCATGCAGGACTTCAGCGGCTGGGAGATCGCCGGGCACGCCGCGACGGTCGCCGCGCACAACGCCAAGTACACGACCCTGTCGACGCAGGCCGTGCTGGATGAGCTGCGGATTCTGCGCGCCTGGATGGTCGCCAACGGCTTCCCGTCGGAGCATTTCGCCTACCCCGGCGGGTGGTTCGGGCCCACCACCGACGGCGACCCGATCGACCAGCTCACCGCCCGGTACTTCAGCACCGGCCGCGGCATCAGCTCAGCCGACAACGCCGCCGAGACGGTCCCGCCCGGCATGGCCTACAGGATGCGGAGCATCACGGGCATCGGCTCGATGGCCGGCGCGGCGAGCCCCGCCTACCCGTCGACCATGCTCGCCGCCGGTGGGCCGCTCGACCGGTGCGCGTCGACCGGCTCGTGGCTCCAGCTGACCTTCCACGAGATCACCAGCGGCGCGGCGACGACCACGAACCAGTGCAGTCTCGCCGACTTCAACGCGATCATGGACGGGATCGCGGCCCGCGGCATCAAAGTCCTGCCCGTCTCCGACATCATCCGCACCGACTGACGGAGGCACCATGGCCGACAACCTCAGCAACACCGCCGAAAACCTAACGCTCGACTGGATCCTCGGCGTCGGCACCCCGACCCGCCCCACAACCCCGCTGAAGGTCGCGCTGGTGACAGCCAACGGCACGGACACGGCGGCGGGCACCGAGGTGACCGGTGGCTCCTACGCGCGGCAGGATCTCGCTGTCGCCGCAGCCGTTGCCGGGGCCACCAGCAACTCGGCCGACCTCGTCTGGTCGGGTATGCCGGCCGCGACCGTCGTCGGTGTGGAGATCTGGGACTCGGCGGGGACACCGGTGAGGCTCTGGTATGGGCCGCTTACTGCGTCCCGCACCGTGTCTGCGGGGGATGAGCTGGTGCTTTCCGCGGGGCAGCTCACTCTGTCCCTGGCGTGATCGGAGGCCCGCATGCCGAGCCTCTCCACTTTGATCGACAATTTCAACGCGGGGTCGCTCGGGCCCGAGTGGGGCAACTCCTACGGCGGCACGGCGGTCGTCGGCGGCCGGGCCCGCGTGCCATGCACTACCGACTATGCGGGCTGTCAGACCGGCTACGCGTGGACGCTGGCCGGCGCGAGCTTCTTCGTGCAGGTGCCCACCGCGCCAGCCGCTGGCGGGGCCGCGGCTGAGGCGTACTTCGCGGTCACCGTCCAGGGTGCCGTCGCTGGTACGCGGGTCGGGTTCTCGATGAACGCCGTGAGCGGGCTCCTGCGGTGCGTGTCCGAGACGGACTACTGGGACGATGCGGCCGTCGAGCTCACCTACGATCCGGTCGCGCACCTGTTCCTGCGGCTCGTCGAAGACGGGGTGAACCTCACTTGGGACACCAGCCCGGACGGCAGCACGTGGACGACCAGACGGACTCTCGCCACCCCGGCGTGGATCGTTGCTGATGCGGAGGCGTGCGCGCTCGACATGAGCGCTCACCGCGACTCCGGCACCGCCGACTACGCGGAGTTCGATCTGGTCAACACGCTCTCCAACGGGGCCGTGTGGACGGCATCCGCCGACCTGTCCGCGCAGACGACACTCGGTGCCGCCGCCCTCGTAGCGGCCAGCGCCACAGCCGCACTCGGTGCGGACAGCAGCCTCACTGCGGCGCCCGTCCTGTCCGCGCACGTGGCAGCCGCCCTGTCCGGCGAGGCGAGGCTCACCGCCGTATCCGCCGACACGGAGATCCCGGAGGTGGCCGAGTTGTCCGCCGGAGACTGGGACCTGTACATCGAGCAAGGCGCCACGTTCGTGCAGGAGTTCGTCGTCGACGACGATCCGGACTTCACCTGGGAGGGCTGGACAGCCCGTTCGCAGATCCGGTCGGAGGCATCCGAGGCCGGTGAACTCCTCCTCGACCTCACGCCCTACCTGGAGATCATCGGCGGCACGATCCGCGTCGCAGTCCCCGCGGCGGTCACCGGCACGCTGACCCGCAACGGACGCTGGGACCTGGAAGTCGTCAACGGGCCCACCGTCGTGCGGCTGCTCAACGGCCGGGCAGTCGTCTCCCCGGAGGTGACCCGGTGAGGATCCGCGTCATCGGCGAACGCCCCGTCGACTCCATCACCGTCAATGGCGGGCAGACCGGCCGCATCGTCCACGTCAACGCCGGGCTCGTATCCAGCGTCAACGGCCGCACCGGCGGCGTCACGCTCACCGCCGAGATCGTAGGTGCTGACCCGGCCGGCTCCGCAGCAACCGCGCAGGCGGCGGCGATCGCGACAGCCGCCGCAGACGCCACGGCGAAGGTCGACGCGCACGTCGCCGCGACCGACCCGCACGGCGACCGGGCCTACGCCGATGCCAAGTTCCTGCCGCTCGCCGGCGGAACGCTCACCGGAGGCCTGTTCGCCGACCTGGCCGTGCGGGCAGCGTTCTTCAAGACGACGTCGACGACCGAACATGTGGTCACGATCTATCAGGCCGCCACCTCGGGCACCTCCGGTGTCGCCCTGAACGTGATCTCGGACAAGCCGACCGACTCGGCGATGTATCTGACCGGGCACGAGACCGCCCGCGGAACGCTGAAGGTCACCCACAAGAACGGCGGGGCAGGGGCCACGGACGATGCAGGCGCGTCCGCGCTCAGCATCGACCTACAGCGCAACGGCAAGCCGGGCACCGCCGCACAAGGCATCTTCCTCACCGCGACCGAAGGCGCCACCACCGGCAACCTGATCGTCCTCCGCAACAACGGGCGCGACGACTTCGTCGTCAAAGGCACCGGACGGGCCGGCGTCGGCATGGACATCGGTGAAGCGCCCGAAGCGTCACTCGAAGTGAAGCAGCCCGACACCACCACGCCCGGCCTCGTCGTCACCGGCATCGCGGCCACCACTTCGCCGCTGTTCCAGACGAAAACCTCTGCGGGCACGGCGACGCTGGAGGTTGGCAGCAGCGGGGCGATCGTGCACCGGGCGATCAGCTTCTACACCAACAGTCTGCAGCTCGGCTCGACCAGCAGCGACCTGGGCGGCTCCGGCGGCGCGGTCATCTCGATGAAGGACGCCACCACGGCGCCCACCACGAACCCGACCGGCGGCGTCATCGCCTACAGCCAGGGTGGCGTTTTCAAGGTCCGCAACGCGGCCGGGGTCGTCTTCGACACCACCCGGCGCACCGTGACCGGCTCCCGAGGCGGCAACGCCGCACTCGCCAGCCTCCTCACGCAGCTCGCCACGATCGGGCTCATCACCGACAGCACCACCTAACCCGCATCCGAAAGGCCCGCGCCCATGGCCGACGAGAAGACCAACCCTGTCGACGAAGCCCGCCGCATCGTCGCTGAAGACGAGCAACGGAAGACCGAAGAGTGCCGCGCCGAACTCGAAGCCGTCCTCGCCCGGTACGGCCGCAAGCTCGTCGTCACCCAGCCGCAGATCACCATCGTCCCGATGTAGGAGACCGCCATGCCCACCAGCATCGCCGAGGGCAAGGACTGGTCCCTCCGCATCTTCGAGCAGCAGAAGCCCGACACCGTGTGCGACGTAGGCCCGGGCGAAGGTACCTACGCCAAGCTGTTCCGGCCCGTGCACCACGGCGTCTGGTGGACCGCCATCGAGATCTACAAGCCGTACATCCGGCGCTACGGGCTGAAGAACACGGCCAAGCGCAAGGACATGTACGACGAGATCCACAACCTCGACGCCCGCGTCGCACCCGAGCATCTCTTCCACCGGGACCTCGTCATCTTCGGCGACGTCCTGGAGCACATGGCCCGCGGCGACGCCGTCGACCTCCTGCGCAAGGCGGAGACGGCCGGAGCGTGGAACATCCTCGTCAGCTTGCCCATCGTCGAAGCGCCGCAGGGTGAAGTCGACGGCAACCCGCACGAAGAACACCTCCATCACTGGGACGCCAGCGATATGGACGACGTGCTCGCCGAACTCGGCGGGCAGGTCCAGTCGATGCGGGGCGAGACGCTCGGCGTGTGGTGGTGGTCGCGGACGTGACCGGCCAGATCTTCCGCTACGAGGTCCCCGTCGATGACCGGTGGCACGAGATCGCCGGATGTAGCACCCCGCTGCACGTCGACTGCCGGGACCCATGGACCGTCGAGTTCTGGGCGTGGCAGCGCGAAGACCTCCCCGCTCGGCGCTACCGCGTCTTCGGCACCGGACAGCCCATCCCCGACGGCACCCACTACCGAGGCACCACCATCGCGCCCGGCGGACAACTCGTCTGGCACCTCATCGAACAGCCCTAACCTCACGGAGCCCGCGCCATGCCCCGCTACCACGTCAGGTACCTCAACGGCGACGATGAGACCATCGAAGCCGCCGCGATCAGCTACGACGCCGACAAGATCCAGTACCTCGCAACTGCCGAGGACGGGGCGGCCATCGCGTACATCCCGATTGGCAACATCCTGAGCATCGTCGCCATCGACAAGGCGGCCACCACCTACCCCTACCAGGATGGCGACGTCACCGTGCTCGGCCCGGAAGTCTTCGCCTCGCCCGACGGCGAGACCATCTCCTGGAAGGGCGAGAACTACACCCGCCGCTTCTACCCGTTGGGCAGGTGACCGTCTGATGGCCCGCTTGCAGATCCTCGAACTTCCCGAAGGCGCCGGAGACGAGCGGCCGCCGTTCGTGCTCGTCGTCGACCAGTACGAGCCGCAGCGCTACATCCTCGGCCCCGACCAGCCCGAGCCCGTCGACCAGTTCGCTGGGATAGCCGAGAGGATCGGCGCCCGCGCAGTCCTCGTCTTCGAAGAGACCATCGACATCCCCGCCAACGACGCGAGCGCCTACCTCCCTCATGAGCCGGGCAACGAGATCAACCTCAAGCTCGGCGACCAGGACGTGCGCGCCGCCCACGACAAGGCGACCAACGGCGAGCAGACGCAGCGATGAGCGGCGGCTGGCAAGGCTCGGACCGCAAGGCCCGGCTGCCGTCCGGCTGGGCGAAGATCCGGGCCCGCATCCTCGAACGCAACCCCATCTGCACCCTGTGCGGCGTGCGGCCGTCGACCCACTGCGACCACATCGTGGCCAAGGCCGACGACCACAGCGAGCAAGGACTCCAAGGCGTCTGCGGCCCCTGCCACGACCACAAGTCCAGCCGTGAAGGCAACGACGCTCAGCGCAACAACCCCCGGCCAGGACGAACACGGCCCCCCGAACAACATCCCGGGCTGAGGTGAAACCCCGTGCCCCGCTATCTCATCGTCCACCCCCGGGACCAGCGCAGGGACGACGTCCTCGTCGAAGACCCCGACCTCACCCTCCGCTTCGACGCCGGCTGGGCCGTACTCGAAGACGCCAAGGGTGTCTGCCTCGCCATCCCCAGCGGGCAAGGCGCGTCCATCCAACGGGTAGACGTACAGGAGCCCGCGCCGCAAGAGGAGTGATCCACTGTGGCAAGCAAGGGACGAGGCAACGCATCCACACTGCGCAGGTACTGGAGCACAGGACCAGGCGCAGCACGCATCAGGTGGGGCACACCCGGCGACTGGACCAGGTGCACACGCCAACTGCACAAGTACATGGGAGCCAGGGCCAAGGGCTACTGCCAGCTCCTGCACCGCAGGGCGACAGGCGTGTACACGGGGAGCAGGGCCAACGTCGGTAGGCGCAGGCGGTAGGCAGCCGGCCACCCGAGGGGCACGAGGGAGGTAGGCATGGAGGTCTCCCAAGTGCGGCAGCGTGTGCAGGCCATAGCCGATGCGGCCGACGACCCCGAAGATGCACACATGCGCGAGGACCAGCTTCTCGTCGACGTGCTCAAGGTCATTGCCGACTCGTCGACGGATGATCAAGCGCGAGGTCTCGCCAACGCAGCCCTGGAGACTCGCAAGATCGAGTTCGAGCGCTGGTGTGCGTGATCATTACTCATGATCACCTGGGGGGAGATCCCCCTCCCATGATCTTTCCGGATCGGGGCCGTATAGCACCTGACTGTCTGTACGGGTTTCCTAGGCCCCTCCCGATCTGATCACACGCCGTGACTGCGCCTGCCCGGGTGGCTGGCGCGGCCGGCGCAAGGCATCTGCCCCGCGCGCCCTGGTGGCGTGCCTGACCCTGGAGGTCGTCATGGGCACTCGTGGACCCATACCGGAGCGCTCGGAAGCGCGTCGTCGTCGCAACAAGGACGACGGGCCGAAGCTGGCGCAAGCCCCGTCTGGGCCGCCGCTGGATCTGCCGGATCTGCCGGACCCGGATCCGCTGTGGCATCCGATCGCCACGGACTGGTATCTGTCTCTGCAGGAGTCCGGTCAGGCCGTCTTCTATCAGCCGTCGGACTGGGCGATGGCTCGGTACGCCGCGGAGCTGATGTCGCGCGGCCTGTCGTCGGACCGGCCGCCAAACGGTCAGTACGTCAGCGCGCTGGACAGCGTCATGGCCCGCCTTCTGACGACCGAGGGGGACCGGCGTCGGGCGCGGATCGAGCTGGAGCGGAAGCCAGCCGGGCCGCAGCTGGCGTCGGTGAAGCCGCTGGACGCATACCGTGACCTCGCAGGTGGCTGACGAGGCTGTTCCGGAGGTCGTCGAGCCGTTCACAATCGGGCCGACGTGGAAGCGTGGCCCGGACGGGCGGTTCATCCTGCCCGAGTACACGCTGGGCTGGCACTGTCTGGCGTGGACGGCGACGTACCTGCAGCACTACGTCGGGGCGCCCTGGCGGTATACCGCCGAGCAGGCTCGGCTGACGCTGTGGTGGTACGCGATGGATCCTGTGACGAACCGGTTCCTGTGGCGGGATGGCGTGATCCAGCGGCTGAAGGGCTGGGGCAAAGACCCCCTGATCGCTACCTGGTCGGCGTTCGAGTTTGTCGGCCCGTGCCGCTTCGGCCAGGTCGCCGACGAGGGTAACGAGTGGGGCGTTCCGGCGGGGCAACCGCTGGGGGTTCAGCATCCGGCGGCGTGGGTGCAGATCGCGGCGGTGTCGCAGGATCAGACGCGGAACACGATGACGCTGTTCCCGTCGATCCTGTCGAAGCGGGCGATCGAGGAGTACCGCATCGACCTCGGCAAGGAGATCATCTACGCCGACAAGGGCCGGGCTCGCATCGAGGCGGTCACCTCGTCTCCGAGGGCCTTGGAGGGTGGGCGGCCGACGGCCGTCAATCTGGGGGAGACGCACCACTGGCTGGAGTCGAACCAGGGCCACGAAATGGCCGCCGTGATCGAGCGCAACGCCACCAAGAGCGCGGACGGCCAGTCGAGGACCTTGGCGAACACCAACGCCTACGAACCCGGCGAGGACAGTGTCGCCGAGCGCACCCGGGAGGCGTTCGAGTCGGCTGAGGCCGGCCGGGTGGTGGACACGGGCCTGTTCTACGACAGCCTGGAGGCTCCGGCCGAGGCGAAGTTGACCGAGGAGTGGATCGTCCCGACTCTGCGGGCCGTCCGCGGGGATTCGATCTGGCTGGACATTGAGCGGCTGAAGGCGTCGATCCTTGATGTCCGCAATCCGCCCAGCCGGTCCCGGCGCTTCTGGTTCAACCAGATCGTCGCCGCGGAGGACGCCTTCCTGGCGCCGTATGAGTGGGATGCCTGTCGCCGCGAGGATGCGGGTCTTCGGCCGGGCGACGAGATCGTCCTGTTCTTCGACGGCTCCAAGAGCGACGACGCGACCGGCCTGGCGGCCTGCCGCATGTCGGACGGCTTCGTCACCGCGCTGGGCGTGTGGCAGCGGCCGGCGAACTGGCCGCAGGACGTGCCGTGGCGGGTGCCGCGCGAGGAGGTCGACGGGACGGTGGACCAGGTGTTCGCGGACTACCGGCCGATCGCGTTCTTCGCCGACCCGGGCGCCGGTCACGACGACGCGGACGGCGAACGCTACTGGGACGGCTACATCGACGCGTGGGCGCAGCGCTACGGCAAGAAGCTGAAGCTGAAGGCGGTGACGGGCGGCGCGAACCGGCACGCGGTGCTGTGGGACATGCGTGACCGGCGCCGCCAGCAGGCGTTCACGGAAGCTGTGGACCGCTTCTACCGGGACGTGCTGGAGCGGCAACTGTTCCATGACGGGCATCGGATGCTGCGCCAGCACGTGGCGAATGCCCGGCGCCGCACGAATCAGTGGGGCTACACGGTCGGTAAGGAGCATCGCGAGTCGGCCCGCAAGATCGACCTGGCGGTGTGTGCGATCGGGGCGCGGATGCTGCGCCGGATGATGTTGAACTCGACGGCGTGGGCGAAGCGCGGCACGCCAGGCAAGGGACGGGTGGTGGTGCTTCGATGACTGCGACCATCCCCGAGCTGCCGCTCCTGTCGCTGTCGGGCGACGAGGCGCAACTGCTGACGGCGCTGCGCTCGGACCTGCTGTCGCAGCGGTTCAAGCTGGAGCTGCTCGACGCCTATTTCAACGGCGAGCAACTCGTTCGCGACCTCGGGATCTCGATTCCGCCGCAGCTCAAGGGCCTGCACACGGTGATCGGCTGGCCGCGCATCGGTGTCGAGTCGCTGGAGCAGCGCCTCGACCTGGAGGCGTTCCGCTGGGCGGACGGAACGGACCCGTCCGATCTGGAGGAGATCGCCGAGTCGAACGACCTGTACGACGAAGCGTCGTTGGCCCACTTGGACGCCCTGACCTACGGCCGCGAGTACGTGTCGGTCGGCTCGGGCGAGGCGGGCGATCCACCACTGATCACGTTCGAGTCGCCGCTGGACATGACGATGTTCTGGGATGCCCGGCTGCGTCTGGCGACGGCTGCTCTGCGGGAGTCGGTCGAGGACGGGGTGCGTATCGCGACCCTGTATCTGCCGGATCAGACGGTGTACGCGGCCGAGGTGGATGGCGGCTGGGAGGTCTTCGACCGGGACATCCACAACCTGGGCATGGTGCCGGTGCTGCGGATGGCGAACCGGCAGCGCACCGCGGACCGCATCGGTAAGTCGGAGATCACGCCTGAGGTCATGTCGATCACGGATGCGGCTTGCCGGCGGCTGATGGGTATCGAGGTCGGCGCCGAGTTCTTCCAGGCGCCGCAGCGCTACATCCTGGGGGTGTCGGAGAGCGCCTTCCAGGACGCGGAGGGCAACGCCAAGTCGGCCTGGGAGACGTACATCGGCCGAGTGTTGGCGCTGGAGCGGGACGAGAACGGGGAAGTGCCCACGGTGGGGCAGTTCGCCGCCCACGATCCGTCCGGCCAGACGAAAATCATCGACCTCTACGCCCGCATCATGGCGTCGCAGTTGTCGGTGGCCCCTCACGTTCTCGGCTACACCAGCGACAACCCGGCGAGCGCTGACGCGATCCGCTTTGCCGACAACGGGCAGATCAAGAAGGCGGAGCGGCGCATCCGCCGCTTCTCGGCGACGCACCGGGACGCGATGAGGCTGGCGCTGTGGTTCCGCGATGGGGAGCCGCCGGATAAGTCGCGCCGCATCGAGTGCGTGTGGCGCAACCCGGCAACGCCGACGGTGGCGGCCCAGGCCGACGCCGCGGTGAAGCTCGTTCATGCGGGCATCCTGCCGGCTGACGGTGATGTCGTATTGGAGATGGCCGGGCTGAGCGAGGATCAGCGCCGCCGGGTAGCCGCCGAGCGTCGCCGTAGCGCCAACACGGCCGCCAGCCGCCAGCTCATGGACCGGCTCGCCGCGATGAGCGAGGGTGACGAGCCGCCCGCCGCAGCAGAGGTGACTGGTGGCGACGACGGTCTCGGATAACGGCGATGAGGCTCGCCGCTATCGGGCGGCGCAGGTTGGGCTGACGATGCTTCTTGTGCGGGATGTACGCGGTCTGCGGCGGCTGATCCTGCCGTCGCGGCTGCGGGAGAGCGTCCCGGACTGGCTGACGGCGATGAACACGGTCATCGCCCAGTACGCGCGGACCTCGGCTGCTTTGGCGGCGGACTTCTACGATGCGCAGCGGGAAGCGGCCGGCGTGCCAGGGTCGTTCACGGTGCCGGTCGCGGATCCGCCTCCGCCGGAGCAGACGGAGGCCTCGCTGCGGTGGGCGACGAAGGATTTGTGGCCGCGGGACCCGGAGGAGGCGACGCCGGCCCAGCTGCAGCCGATGGATGTCCGCCTTACGCAGGCGGAGAAGAAGGCCGAGCAGGTCGCGCAGAAGTTGGTGGTTGATACGGGTCGCGGCACTGTCCGGGAGGCGGTGCGGCAGGACCGGCAGGCCACCGCGTGGGCGCGATCGGCGGCTCGCGGGGCGTGCGCTTTCTGCAAGATGCTCGCCTCGCGTGGCGCGGTGTACGAACAGGAAACAGCAGATTTCCGGGCGCACGACGGCTGTCACTGCGGCGTGGTCCCGGTATTCAAGGGGCAGCGGTTCGAGCTGTCTCAGCACGCCCGTGAGTGGGAGCGCATCTACCGCGAGTTCGCGCAGGGCCACTCCGGTGACCAGCTGCGCCTGTTCAGGCGGGCGCTCGCCGAGCACGACAGCAACCCGCTGCCGGGCTCCAACTGACCAACCCCCTTCGGCTGCCCTGGTGGCGGCCTTTCTCAGCCCCTGGAGGGCCAACTAGCCATGCCCGAGAACGAGGAGACGGCCGAGCAGGTCGAGACGGAGCCGCAGCAGTCCGAGGCCGCCCCGGAGGCGGAGCAGGACCCGGCGGATCCGTGGGCGGACCCCGCCAAGGCCCGCAAGGAGATCGAGAAACTCCGCAAGGAGTCCGCTGGCTGGCGCACGAAGTACCAGGAGGCCAAGCCTCTCGCACAGAAGGCGCAGGAGCTGGAGGACGCGAACAAGTCGGAGCAGGAGCGGCTCACCGAGCAGCTCACCTCTGCCGAGCAACGTATCCAGCAGTTCCGGCAGCGCGCGGTCCGGTCCGAGGTGAAGGCCCTGGCGGCGGCGGAGTTCGCCGACCCGGAGGACGCGCACGCGTTCCTCGACCTCACCTCCTATGTGGACGACGACGGCGACGTCGACACGGCAGCCATCCGGCAGGACCTGAAGGACTTGCTGAAGCGCAAGCCGCACCTCGCCAAGCCGGCCGACACCTCGCCGCGGGCGCCGAAGGCAGACCGCACGCAGGGCTCTTCGGGCAACGGCAACCGAACCCCCAACGATCCGGCGGCTGTGTTCGCCGACTTCATGACCCAGGGCCTCGCACGGGGCCACTGAGAAAGGTAGCCCCCGATGGCGACGAATCCCATCAAGCTGTCCACCATCGACCCGATCTTCCTTCCGGAGACGCTGGTCGGCCCCATCTTCGAGAAGTCAATCGAGGGCTCCGCGGTCATGAGCCTGGCCCGGCGGGTGCCGCTGTCGATGACGGCGAACACCGCGGTCCCGGTACCGCTCGATGTGCCGACTGCGGACTGGGTGTCTGAGGGTGGTCGCAAGCCGCTGAGCTCGGGCGGTGTCGAGGTCAAGCAGATGAGCGGCAAGAAGATCGCCGTACTCATCCCGGTGTCGATGGAGGTCGCCCAGTCCAACGCGGCCGGCCTGTGGACGCAGCTCCAGAGGGATCTCCCGACGGCGTTCGCGCGGGCTTTCGACATGGCCACGATCCACGGCAAGAACATGAAGGGCGGCACCGGTCCCTTCGCCGACTACTTCGCGGCCACCTCGAAGGCGGTGTCGCTGGGGACGACGGCGCAGAACCAGGGCGGTATCTGGGGTGACTTCGTCGCCGGCATGGAGGAGATCATCGACGACGACTGGGACTACACCGGTACCGTCGCCGACAACCGGCTGAAGCCGAAGCTTCTGGCCGCCACCTCCACCACGGGCGAGCCGCTGTTCGTGGCGACCCGCCAGCCCGGCGCTGGCACGGGTGCAGCCCTGCAGGGTGAGCTGATCGGCGAGCCGATCGCCTACTCCCGCAGCGTGTCGGGCAAGCTGCGCCGCCAGTCCACCTCTGCGGATTCGGGGCTGCGCGCCATCGGCGGTGACTTCTCGCAGGCCGCCTACGGCGTGGGCATGGACATCTCGGTGAAGCTGTCGCGTGAGGCGACGTACATCGACGAGGACGGCGGCGTGCACAGCGCCTTCCAGGAGAACCTGGTGCTGCTCCTGGCGGAGGCGTACTACGGCTTCGTTCTGGGCGACGCCGAGGCGTTCGTGAAGTTCACCGGCACGCCGAGCGGTTCCTGATGGGGGCGGTCCCGGCTTCCGCGCCGGGCGGGACCGCGCTCAGCATCGTGGCCCGGGTGCATGCGATGCCGCCGGAGCACAACGCGGGCGCCGAGCACATGCTCGTGTCCATGCTGCGGCCCCTGGTGGAGCGCGGGCACGACGTGTCGGTGTGGCTGTCCCGGTACGGCAAGGCCAGCAAGGTCTACGAGTACCGGGGCATCCGCGTGGTGCCGCTGGAAGCGAGGCTCGACTTCCCCACGGCGGTCCGCAAGGCGAATGTCCTCATCTCGCACCTGGAGTGCGTGCCCCACACGACCGCCCTGGCCCGCGGCTACAACAAGCCGGTGGTGGTCCTCTGCCACAACACCCACCGGCCCACGTTCCGCGACATGGCGGCCGGCGGCACCAAGCTGGCGGTCTACAACAGCCGCTGGATGGAGCGGGAGGCGGAGTTGTTCTTCGCCGAGTACCCGAAGTCCGTCCACCCCGAGCAGTCGCTGATCGTGCGTCCACCGGTGTTCGCCGACGAATACGCGACGAAGCCGGGCAAGGCGATCACGCTGGTCAACTGCAATCCGGAGAAGGGCGGCCGGGTTCTGGAGAAGCTGGCCCGCCGTATGTCGGACCAGCAGTTCATCGCCGTCCGCGGCGCCTACGGCGACCAGATCCTCCCCGATCTGCCGAACGTCGAGATAGTCGAGCACGTCCGCGGCGAGGACATGAGGGAGAAGGTGTACGGCCGCACGAAGGTGCTGCTGATGCCGTCCTCCTACGAGTCGTGGGGCCGCGCCGGTTGTGAGGCGCTCGCCTCCGGCATCCCCGTCGTGGCCCACCCCACCCCGGGGCTGTGCGAGTCGCTCGGCGAGGCCGGGGTGTTCGTCGACCGCAACGACGTGGCGGGCTACGAGGCGGTGCTTCGGAAGCTGTCGGCGCCTGCCGAGTACCGGCTGGCGTCGAAGCGGGCCAAGGCCCGCAGCGCCGAGCTGGATCCGACCGCTGAACTGGCCGCCTGGTGTGACGCCGTGGAGGCCCTGGCCTAGGAGGTCGCTGTGGCGTTCGTGGCACCGACAGCGGAGCAGCTCGGCCTGTACCTGGGAATGATGGAAATCGACGGCCCTCGCGCGGATCTGCTGATCGAGCAGGCTGTGGCTCTGTGCGAGACCGTAGTCAAGCCGCTTCCCAACCAGGCCACGGCAGTGGTCCTGTCGGCCGCCGGCCGGGCCTACGTCAATCCGCAGCAGGTTTCCTACGAGACGATCGGCCCCATGTCGGTGCAGCGCCCGTCCGGCTCGGGCGGCCTGTATCTGACACGGGCCGACAAGGCCGCCCTGAAGAGCGCGGCCGGCCGAGGCGGCGCGTTCACTGTGGATCCGACTCCGGCTACAGCGGATCCGTCGCCGACTTACCCGGTCGACGACGGCTATGGCCCGCCGCTGGAGTACGAGCCGGGCTGGGGGTGGGTGTAGATGCCCGCCCCGTATCCGTTCGGGGAGACGGTGCGGATCGTGCGCACCGGCCCCTCGCCCGGGCGGGATCCGCGCGGGCAGCCGCTACCCGGCCCGGATGAGTCGTTCGATGTCCCCGGCTGCGTCGTCGCGCCGCGCGAGCAGACCCCAGCGGTGGGCGGCTCGGAGCAGCAGGGCAGGGACACTGTCATCGTCGGCTGGACGGTGTACGCCCCTGCCGGGACAGTCATCCACACCACGGACAAGGCTCGCATCCGCGGCGTCACTTGTGAGATCACGGGCGAGCCCGGCGACTGGGGCTGCAATCCCTTCACCGGGCTGCGCGGGGTCGTGCAGTTCGCCGCGGACCGGGTCACGGGCTAGGAGGCGTCATGGCTGCGCGATTCAAGATGAAGCGCAAGGGCGTGGGCCAGCTGCTGCGGTCGGAGATGATCCGTGGTGAACTGGTGCGCCGGGCGGAGGACATCAAGGCCACTGCCGTGACCCTGTCCCCGGTCGGCTCCGCTCGGGATCCCCACCCTGGTCAGTACAAGGGGGCATGGGAGGTGTCGAGCACGAAGCGCGGTGGCCGTCGCCGTGACCGGGCCGTCGCCTACGTGCGCAATCCGACCTACTACGCCCGCTGGGTGGAGTACGGCACCGAGCGGGTCCCGGCCCATCACGTGCTGCTGCGGGCCGCAGCCGCCTCGGGCGGTGACTGATGGCCACCGTCGGCTCGGTCGATGTCGAGTTGGAGGTCATCGTGTGGCTTCGCGCCCGCCTCGACCCGGGCGTCGTCGTCCGCGACGAGACGGACAACAACCTCCTCAACGAACTGCCCACGGTGCAGGTTCAGCGGATCCCCTCAGGCGGTGATGACGGGATCCGGCTCGACCGGGCCTTCATCGACATCGACGTGTACGCCGCGACGCGCGCAGAGGCGATCGCCCTGTCGGCGACCATCCGCGGTCTGCTACTCGTCGAGCTGCGTGGCACCTCGACGGACGCGGCTGTGGTCAGCCGGGTGGGCACGATCAGCGCGCCTGGCGTCCGCCCCTACGAGAACACATCGCTCCGCCGTGTCGGGGCGGTCTACGAGATCTACAGTCACCCGGTCTCCTGACCGGCTGGGCCCGCGCCGGACCCTGTTTCCCGACCCCGCCTGCCGCGGGGTCTTCGCATGTCTGGAGACCCTTCATGGTTTCGATCACCCGCGCGGCGGACCTTCTGGAAGTCGGCGCGAACGGCGGCGGCTGGGTCGCACCCCTCGGTAGCACCTCGCCCGGAGACCCGGCCATTCAGCCGGCGTCGCCGTGGCTGCCGCTCGGCGCCATCAGCGACGACGGCCTGGTGCAGGGGTTCGAGGAGGACACCCAGTCCTTCACCCCCTGGGGCTACACCGCCCCGATCCGCACCACCATCACCAGTTCGCTGCGCACGTTCGGGCTGACGGTGTGGGAGACCGGCCGTACCACGGTGCAGTCGCTGCAGTACCGCATCGACAGCGCCGACCTGGCCCCGACGTCGGGCCTGACCACGTTCGCCGAGACCGCATCCCCCGTGCCGGACCGCAGGGCGTTCTGGTTCGTCGTCCTCGACGGCGACAACTTCCAACGCGGCTTCTACGTGCCCGAGGGTGAAATCACGGAGCGCTCGGACGTCACCCACAAGCAGGACGAGATCGCCGGCTTCGAGTGGACGATCACCGCCTACCCGGACACCGCCGGCAACACGGTCTACCACTTCGACCGCGTCCCGGAGACCGAGGCCTACACCGGGTCCTGAGCTGGTGGACGGGCCGCCACCCTGGCGCGGGCCCGGCCCGTCCACCTTCCCCTTGCCCGCGCCCTGAACGAAGGAGGCCCGCGCCATGCCCGCCACCAAAGACCAGATCGAAGCCGCTCGCGCCCAGGAAGCCGAGGCCGACGAGCAGGAGTACGTCACCGTCCCGCTCGCCGGGCACGATGGCGTCACCAAGGACGTCCGCTGCGTGCCCTCCGGACGGTGGCGCGCCTCGACGATCCGCGCCCTCAACTCCGGCGACGTCGACACCTTCATGGAGACCAACCTCCACCCCGACGACTTCGAGATCTACGAGGAGCTCGATCCGACCATGGACGGCTTCGGCAAGTTCGTCGCCGACGTCAGCCGCATCAGCGGTGAGGCCCTGGGGAAATCCAGTGGACCTTCGAGGTCCTCACGCAGCACGCGGAAGCGGTAGAGGCTGACCTGCTGGAACGGGGCGTCGATGTTCTCGACGTTCACCGCGGGCGCATGTCGTGGCGGCGTTTGCGGATCCTCATCCAGCACCTACCGCCCGAGTCGGCCACGTGGACGGCGCTGCGCAACGCCATGGACCCCGATGACCTCGCCAAGCAGGGCGAGAAAGGCGAGCCGGAGAAGGCCCGTTGGTCTCAGCTGGAGCAGCTCGTCGCGGTCGTAGCGGACCGGGTGGCCCACATGGAGTGGGCGCTGTGGACCGTGAACATCGAGAAGAAGTCGCAACGCCCGGATCCGCCTGAGCCGATCCGCCGGCCTGGCACGAAGCCGCGCAAGGCGAAGGCGAAGCTGACCGAGAAGAGCGCGGACACGTTGCTCAAACTCATCCAGGGGGGCGCCGAGTAGCGCCACGGGGGGAGGTGCCGTGGCCGCCATCAGCGTTGGTTCCGTCGAGGTCGACGTCGTCCCCAACACGCGGGGAATCCGCGCGCAGTTGCAGCGCAGCCTGATCCCCGCGGCGGACCAGGTCGGGGACGAGGTCGGCCGCATCATCGGCCGGCACATTTCCACGCAGGTCGCTCAGGCCATCCGCAACGGCGTCACCACCGGCGGCCGGACCGCACAAGCCCCGGCCGCCCGGCAGGGCCAGGCCACTGGCAGCACCTTCGCCCGCTCGCTGCGCACCACCCTTGAGACGGCGCTGCGAAACCTGCCGGAAGTCCGGCTGCACGCCAACAGCACGGACGCCCAGCGGGAGATCTACAACATCCGCCGCCAGCTTCAGGCGCTTCAGGATGCCCGGATCGGCATCGACATCAGCTCCGCTGACGCCGTCGCGGCGATCAACCACCTGCAGCAGCGTCTGCAGAGGCTGTCTGCATCGGACGCTGATGTGGCGATCCGCGTTGACGCGGCGAGTGCCGCCACGACCCTGGCCGCGATCCAGGCACAGGTGAACCGCCTGGACGGTCAGACCGCCAACATCGATGTCGACACCCACTCGGCGACGGCGAACATGCGGATGCTGTACCAGGCGGCCATTCTGTTCGGCCCGGCGATCATCCCGGCCCTGCCGGTGGTCGCAGCCGGCCTCGGCGCGATCGCCGCAGCAGCCACCGCCGCGGCTGCGGGTATCGGGTCCATCGCACTCGTGGCTGTGCCGGCGTTCGTCCAAATGAGCAAGGTCATGCAGGCGCAGAAGGCAGCCCAGGACGCGGCCACCACCGCCACGCTGAAGGGCGGCCAGGCCTCCTCGCAGGCGGCGCAGCGGTCGCTGCAGATGGCGTCTGCACAGCAGTCCCTCGCGTCCGCGCACCGCAACGCGGCACGCCAGATCCGGCAGGCCGAGCAGGGTGTCGCCGACGCGGTGCGCTCCGCATCGGAGGCGAACCGGCGGGCCAAGCAGCAGTTGGCCGACGCCGTGCAGCAGGCCGCAGACCGGCAGCGTCAGGCCGCCGAGCAGGTCAGCCGCGCCGAGGAATCCCTGGCGGACGCCCAGCGGGACGCACGTCAGGCTCAGGAGGACCTGACGGCCGCGCGGCGGACGGCGGCACGGGAGCTGGAGGACCTCAACAGCAGGCTCGCAGGTGCCCAGCTGGACCAGCGGCAAGCCGTCCTCGATGTGGAGGACGCCGAGCGGGAACTCAACGCCGTGAGGGCGAAGGGTTCAGCAGCAACCGCAGACGAGCTGGAACGCGCGCAACTCCGGTACGACCGGGCAAAGCAAGGGCTTGAAGACCAGAAGCGGGAGACGGCCCGGCTGAAGCAGGAGACGGCGGCGGCGAACAAGGCAGGCGTCGAGGGCTCTAAGACGGTGCAGGACGCGCAGGAGCGTGTTCGGCAGACCGATGAAGCGATCGCCGACCAGCAGCGTGAGCTCACCCAAGCCCGCCAGGATGCTGCCCGCCAGCAGGTCGAGGCCCAGCATGAGGTGGCGGAGGCGCAGCGGAACGTCGCCCTCACCCAGGAGGAGGGGGCCCGCTCGGTAGCCCGCGCCCAGGAGCAACTGGCCGAGGCGCAACAGTCGGCTGCGGATTCGATCGCATCAGCCCAGCGTCAGATAGCCTCCGCGTCGCTTTCGGCGGCCGGGGGTGTGGATCAGGCTGCCATCGCGCAGGCCAAGTACCAGCAGGAGTTGGCGAAGCTCACTCCGGCGGCACGGGAAACGTTCAACGCGCTCCTCGACCTGAAGAGCGCGTTCTCGGACTGGTCCCGCGCCTTGCAGCCCGCGGTGATGCCCATCTTCACGCGGGCTCTCGAGGGCCTGAAGAACTCTCTGCCGGGGTTGACGCCGTTCGTGAAGGAGGCCGCAGACGCCATCAAGGGTCTACAGGACCGGGCGAGCGCAGGCTTCAAGTCCCCCTGGTGGAAGGAGTTCAAGGCCGACCTGGAGGGCTCCATCAAGCCCGCGATCACAGGGCTCGGCGTCAGCTTCGGCAACATCTTCAAGGGCATGACGGGCGTGATCAGCGCCTTCCTGCCTCACATGGACTCCATCTCGGAGCGCATGCAAACGATCACCAGGCGGTTCGCGACCTGGGGGACCAGTTTGAAGGGGAGCCCGGAGTTCGAGCGGTTCCTCGCGTACTCGTCGAAGCACGGTCCGCTCCTCGCCGAAGCGCTTGGCAAGATCGCCACAGCGTTCATCGACATCGGGCGGGCGCTCGAACCCGTCTCGGGTCCGCTGCTCAAGGTGCTCGGCCTGATGGCGGAGGGCATCAGCTCGCTGGCGACGAACGTGCCCGAGCTGGTCATCGCCATGTGGGGCCTGTTCGTGGTGACACGCCTCTGGGCAGGGACCATGCTGATCGTGAACGGCGCCATGGCCGCCTTCAACCTGATCTCGATGGCGGGCCCTTGGGGCTGGATCGTCCTCGCGATCGGCGCTGTGGTGCTCGCCGTCATCTACCTGTACCGGCGCTTCGAGTGGTTCCGCACCGCCGTACAAGCGGTGTGGTCGGCGATCCAAGTCGCCGCCCTATGGCTGTGGAACAACGCTCTCAAGCCGGTATTCACGGCCATCTGGAGCGGCCTGCAGACGGTCGGCCGCTGGGCGATGTGGCTGTGGTCGAACGCCATAAAGCCCGCGTTCGATGGCATCGTCCTCGTTGGGAGGATCCTCCTCACGGCGCTCGTCACGATCGTGTTCCTGCCGATCTATGCCGTGATCAAGCTGGTCGGAGCCATCGCCATGTGGCTGTGGTCCAACGCGATCAAACCGGCCTTTGAGGCCATCGGCGCGATCGCCATGTGGTTGTGGAACAACGCCTTCCGTCCGGCCTTCCAGTGGATCGGCGACAAGGCGAAGTGGCTGTGGAACAACGCCATCAAGCCCGCCTGGGCCGGTATCGAGGCCGGCGCCAGATGGCTGTGGAGCAACGTCCTGCGGCCCATTTTCAGGGCCATCCGCGAGGGCATGCAGGCAGTCGGCCAGCAGGGCATGTGGCTGTGGAAGAACGCGCTGAAGCCTGCCTGGGACGGCATTGTGTCCGTGGCCACCATCGCTTGGACCAAGGGGCTGCGGCCCGCCTTCAACGCGATCAAGTCGGCGGTGAAGAGTGTCGGTGACGCCTTCGAGTCGGCACGCAAGGCCATCAAGATCGCATGGGACAAGCTGAAGGGGGTGGCGCGCGAGCCCGTCCAGTACGTCGTGGACGTCGTCTACAACAACGGCATCCGCGGCGTCTGGAACAAGGTCGCGAGCGCATTCGGGGCGCCGAAGCTGGACAGATTCACGTTCGCCTCTGGCGGCATCATGCCCGGCTACACCCCGGGCCGGGACGTGCACCGCTTCGTGTCCCCGACCGGTGGCCAGCTTGAGCTGTCGGGTGGCGAGGCCATCATGCGGCCGGAGTTCACCCGCGCGGTCGGCTCCGGGTTCGTCGGCTACTTCAACCGCATCGCCCGATCGCGGGGCGCCCAGGGCGTCAAGGAGGCCCTGGCGCCGATGCTCGGCGGTAACCCGAACACCCCGACCGACACCTCCCTGCGCTACGCGGGCGGCGGCGTGGTGCAGCGGTTCGCCGACGGCGGCATCTTCGGGTGGATCAAGTCGAAGGCTGCGTCTGTGGCGGGTGCTGGCTCGGCGGTGTGGAACAAGGTGAAGGAGGCCGCCAGCTGGTTGAAGGACACGCTGGAGGCGTCGGCCCGCGCGGGCGTCAAGAATGTCGTCGACCCGCTGCTCGCATCGTTCCCTGGCATGGACACGGGCATCGGGCGCCTGGTCCGCCGCATCCCGACGAAAATCCTGGACACGCTGTTCGGCTACAGCAAGGAGGCCGACAAGCGGGGCGCTGGCGGCATCGGCGGGCCGAAGATTCAGGCGGCGCTCCGGTGGGCGAAGGCTCAGGCCGACAAGCCGTACATCTGGGGCGGGGTCGGGCCGAAGGGGTTCGACTGCTCTGGGTTCATGGGCGCCATCGAGAACGTCATCCGGGGCCAGAAGCCGAACCGTCGCCGCTGGGCGACGGGCGCCTTCTCCGGCCGCACGGCGCCTCCCGGGTGGGTGAAGAACGGCAACAGCCCGTTTCGCATCGGCATCACGAACGCCGGCGTCGGCCACACGGCCGGCACCCTGGGCAAGACCAAGGTCGAGTCCAGGGGTGGCGAGGGAGTCGTCGTCGGCCCGCGGGCTCGCGGCTACAACAGCCCGCTGTTCACCGACTGGTACGGCTTCAAACCCGGCAGCTACGACAGCGGCGGCTACCTGCAGCCCGGCATGAACCTCGCCTACAACGGCACCGGCCGGCCCGAGCCGGTCTTCACGGCAGCGCAGGCGAACGCTCTCACCTCCCTGGCGGCACGCCAAGGATCTGGGGGCCCAGCCAAATTCGAGGGCGACCTCTACCTCGACTCCGGCGAGTTCCTTGGTCGGGTGCGTGGCGAGGCGCAGCAGGTGGTCATGGAGCGGGATCGTCTGGTGATGGCTGCCGGCCGTGGTGGGAGGAGGGCCTGATGGCGATCCCCGGGAACCTGTTGTCGGCTACGACGGAGACCATCGACCCGAACACGTCGGGCTGGACGTCCAAGCTCAACTGCACGATCAACATGGGCGTTGGAGGGAGGACGGGCGGCGGTGGCTGCCTGGCTGTGAAGTCGGTGGCGGCGGGGGAGATGCAAGCCCGCACCGTCTCCAGCTATCCCGTGACGGCAGGCACCGTCTACTACACGTTCGCCGACACAGCGGGCGTGGTGCCGGAACGGATCGGGATCCGGTGGCTCAACAGTGTCGGCTGGGAAGTCAACACCACCTGGTCGGTGCCGACGATGGCGTCCTCCTCGGGATGGCACCGCGTCTCCGTAGCAGGAGTGGCCCCGGGCGCGGCAACGCGTGCGCAAGTGGTGCTGTCGTCCACCGAGACGGCGGCGAATGTCTCCCACTTCTGGGAGAACATCTACCTCGGCGCACCCATCCGGACCCTCGGCAACCTGCTGCCCTTCAACACCGAGAGCAGCGAGGTCGACGCCTCCGGCTGGACGCCGGTCGTCAACGCGTCCATCACCCGGCAGGTGCCGGTCGTGAACTGGGCGGTCACCAACTACACCGCGGGCGGGCAGACGCTGGCGATGACCGCGGTGGCCGCGGGTAACGCCTCCATCCTGTCCGTGGAGCGGCCTGCGGTCACGCCGGGCCAGGAGTATCTGGCCTACGCCTACATGCAGCCGCCCACGGTCGCCTCCGTCGCCTGGATCGAGCTCAGGTTCTACGACACCAATGGCAACCAGATCCAGGCCACCCGCTCGGTGCTGGCGCCGCCGACCCCGGCGACCGGCATGTACCGGCAGCGCGTCTCCGACACGGCGCCCGCCAACGCAGCCACCTGCTCCCTCGCCGCGGGCCTGGACGGCGCGTCGGCGGGGCAGGTACTGCGGCTGGAGACCATCGTCATCGGCGTCGCACCCGAACTGCAGGCCGGCACCGTCGTCCCGTATGCGGACGGCTCGTTCGAGCAGGGCGTCGCCGGATGGACCGTGGCCAGCGGCGTGGCAACGCTCGCCCGCACCAGCCCGTGGGGCAGCAGCTACTTCGAGGGCGCCTACTCGCTGGCCATCACCTCGTCGACCGCCAGCGCCTCGACGATCCGCTCCGCGAAATTCCCGGTCACCGGGGGCGTGAGCTGGAGAGCGCAGATCCTCGCCCACCCGGCTGCTGGCACCTGGGCGACGGTAGTGGTGCGGCCTCATTGGTACGACGCCGCCGGCAACGACCTGGGCGCCAGTGGCGGCGTCTCCTACGGTCTGCCGGGCAGCGCCTGGTACGTCCTACCGTCCGACAGCACAGCCCCCGCCGGAGCGACACAGGCCGCGATCGAGCTGGTGGTCACCGCAGCCGCCACGGCCAGCGTGCTGCACGTTGACCAGGTCGTGCTGTGGGAAGTGCTGCCGCAGACCGCGGTCGAGGAGCACTCCGATGGCGGTTACGCCACGCTGACGCTGCGTGAACTGCCCCTCGACGACTACACGATCACCGTGCAGCGTGTCGCCGCGGACGGAACCCGCACCCTCGTGCGCGGACCATCCGGCCTCATCGACCGGCAGCCCGTCACCTCCGACCTGCTCGTCATCGAGGACCACGAAGCGCCGCTCGGGGTGCAGTACTACTACGCGATGACGATCTACAACCCGAGCGGTGTCGTCCACGGCACCCGCTCCTCGGGAGCCCTCACGCTGGACCTGGCCGACCTCAACACGGCCTGGCTAAAGGACCCGGGCAATCCGCAGCGCAACTGTTTGGTCGTGGTGCAGCGTGCACCGGACTGGCAGCGCCCCATCGAACAGGCCGCCTTCATCGTCCGGGGGCGCCGCAACAAGGTGGTCCTGAGCGGCAAACGGCAGGGCCTCGAAGGGGAACTCGCCATCTGGACCCGCTCGGACGAGGAGCGGGCAGCCCTGCACCTGCTGCTCGACTCCGGCAACACCCTGCTCTGGCAGGCCGCCCCGGGGATGGGTGTGGCCGACATGTACGTCAACGTCGCCCAGGTCACCGAAGCCCGGGTCGGTGCGCTCGCACAGGAGCAGTGGCGGGCCTGGACGCTGCCGCTCACCGAAGCCGACATGCCCGTCAACCTCGGCGTCAACGGCGCCGCCGGCCGCACCTGGCAGGACGTGCTCACCGAGTTCACGACCTGGGTGGACCTGCAAGACGTGTACGCCACCTGGGAAGACGTGCTCCTCGACCGGCGAATGAGGTGATCGATGTACCCCGTCAGCGCCCGGTTCCTGCCGCGGCTCGCCGAGGACCACCGGCCGCTCACCGAGGTCAAGCTGTTCCTCACCGACGGCCGCGTCATCGACCTGGAGCATGTCGGGGGCAGCGTCACCGTCGACCGGGCGCAGGCGATCCGCCGCACGTGCACCGTCACCGTCGCCGACCCGTCCCTCATCCCGCGCACCCCCGCCGACCAGCTCGCCACCTACGGGGCCAAGCTGCGGATCTCCCGCGGGGTGGAGTACGGCAACCCCAACGACACCGAACTCGTGCCGCTCGGCGTGTTCCGGCTGGACTCCGTCGACGGAGACGTCACCGAAGGGCCCGTCACCTTGCAGGGCAAGGGCCTTGAGGCGGTCGTCGCCGACGACAAATTCACCGCGCCGTTCAAGGTGTCCGGGACCGTCGCCGGTGCGGTCGCCGCACTCATCCAGCGCAGCATCCCCACCGCCGACGTCATCAGCCTGATCGTCGACCAGCCCATCGGCTCCCGCGTCTTCGACGTGGAAGCGGATCCGTGGGCCGGCGCGCAGGAGGTCGCGGCGGCGGCCGGCGCCGAGGTGTACGCCAACGCCGACGGAGTCTTCGTCATCTCCACGCTTCCAGACCTGCTCACGACCACCCCCGTGTGGGCGGTCGAGGCCACCGAGGGTGGCGTCTACATCTCCGGCAACCGGGCCATGAGTAGCGACGGCGTCTACAACGGCGTGCTCGCGCGCGGCGAGAACACCTCTGAGAACGTCCCGCCGGTCTCCTACCTGGCCGTCGACACCGACCCGACGAGCCCCACCTACTGGTCGGGCCCGTATGGCCGCAGGCCGATGTTCTACAGCTCGTCGACGCTCACCACGACCAACGCCTGCGCGCAGGCCGCGAACCTGAAGCTGGCCGCCGCCCGGGCGCCGAACGCGAGCGGGGACATCTCCGCCCTGCCGAACCCTGCGCTCGAGCCCGGCGACGTCATCCGCGTGACGCACGAGGACGGCAGCCGCGAGCTCCACCAGGTCGCGAGCTTCTCCGTGCCGCTCGACCTGGGTGGCGACTTCCCGATCTCGACGATCTCGGCGAAGGAGGACGCGTGAGCGACAAGAGCCTCTTCGCCCATGCCCGCGAATACGCCGACTTCCAGGCCACCGAAGCGGTCCGCGCGGGCGCCAACAGCCCGGCCGTGCGTGGCTCCGACTGGCGCCTCGCCACTGTCACCGCCGTGAACCCGAACGGCACCGTCGACGCCGACGGGATCGACGACATTCGCTGCATCGACACTTACACCCTGCCGGCCGTCGGCGACGTCATCCGCATCGACCAGTCCAGCAGCGGCAACTGGCTGGCGATGGGCACCCTCGCCACCGTCAGCGGATGGACCACGCTCGCCCTGGCGGCCGGATACACCAACCCCGGCCACGGCTATACCGCCAGCTGGATGCGCGAAGGTCGCCGCATCTGGATGCGGGGCCGCATCGGACCCACCTCCGGCACGATCCCTGACGGCGACACCCTGGCCACCATCCCGACCGCCATCCGCCCGGGCGTCGCCGTGGCGTGGGCGGTCGCCCGCGACGCCGGGGCGATGCCCGCCGTGTGCCGTCTGGAAATCACCGCGGCCGGGGCGCTGCGCACCTTCCAGTCCACGAACTTGCCGACGTGGGTGTCCCTCGACGGCCTCAGCTACACCATCTAGGAGGGGCGCGTGCCCACACCGGACGACTACGGGCAAGGCATCAACATCGCCTCCCTCACCGACGCCCCCGACGCATCGAAGCTGGCGAAGGACATCGTCAATGCGATCGCCCAGCGCAGCATCCTGCGCTTCTCCTCCGCCATTACCCGCGGCGCGACGCTCGCCGGAGCCTCGGGCCCGGTCGAGGGCATGCTGACGTGGCTGCAGGACGTCAACCGCCTCGACCTGTGGGACGGCAGCACCTGGGTAGCCGTATCCGTGGGCCGCTCCTCGTGGACGACCATCACGCCCGAGTCGCCCTGGACGCAGAACGGCAACAACAACGGCGCCTTCCAGTACCGGCTCCTCAACATCTCCGGCGAGGAGTCCCTGCAGTTCCGCGGGGCGCTCGGCCGATCCTCGTACCCGACGTCACCGACGGGCAGCTACGTCGTCAACAACACTGCCCTCCCCAGCGCCGTGCGGCCGTCGACGCTGCGGACCGTGCTGATCCCCTGCTCCGACGTCTCCAGTGACCGCATCGCCCTCAAGCTCGACGTCAGGGTGGACGGCTACCTCGAGGTGTTCGGGTTCAGCAGCACAACGAAACCTCCGTGGATCGGCTTCAACGGCGTCACCGTCAGCCTCTAACCCGCCCAGAAAGGGGGACGCGTGAAGCTCATCCCCAGATCCCAGTGGGGCGCCCGCGCCTACCGCATGCCCAACGGCGCCACCCCGTACAGCCGCCCCCGTCGCGGCGTGAAGCTCCACTACCTCGGCACCGCCTACGCGGACAGGCCGCACGACAAGTGCGACGACTACGTCCGACAGATCCAGGCCCAGCACATGGACGGCAACGGCTGGTCCGACATCGGCTACAGCTTCGTCGTCTGCACCCACGGCTACGTGTACGAAGGCCGCGGCCTGCACCGCCGCAACTCGGCGAACGGCAACACCACGCTCAACGAGCAGGACTACGCGGTGCTCCTCATGGCCGGCTCCTCCGGCCTGACCAAGCCCACGAACGACCAGCTCAACGGCGCCCGCGACGCCATCGAGTACTGCCGCGAGAAGGGCCCCGCCGGGACGTGGATCGGCGGCCACCGCGACGGCTACGCCACCAGCTGCCCCGGCGACGTCATCTACGCCTGGATCAAGGCCGGCGCGCCACGGCCCGCCGCCCCGACCCCGGCCGCACCCAAGCCCTCGACGGAGGCAGAGATGAAGCTCAGCGACCACATCAAGCTCGGCGACTGGATCCCCAAGTACTGGCCCAACGACAAGGGGCTCCAAGACCGACAGATCCCCGTGGACGTGGCGCTTGGCTCCGGCTACGCGCACTCCCGCAAGTCCGCCGAGAACACCGTCGCCATCCTCACCGAACTCAAGGCACTGCGAACCGAGGTCGCCCAGCTGCGGGCCGCCATCACGAAGGAGTCCTGACCATGCGCATCTTCGGCAGAGAGCCGGTCGTCGTACTAAACACCCTGTCTGCGGTGCTCGGTCTCGTCGTCAGCCTCGGCGTGACGAGCCTGACCGCCGAGCAGGCTGGTGTCATCGTTGCCCTGGTCTCCGCGATCCTCGGCGGTATCGCCGCCGCGATGACACGGCCGATCGCGCCTCAGGCGTTCACCGCGATCGTCGCGGCCGGCGCCACTGCCGTCGCCGCGTTCGGTTACGAGGTCAGCCAGGGCACCGTCGGCGCCATCAACACCTTCGTGCTGGCCCTGCTCACCCTGCTGACCCGAGTGCAGGTGACCCCCTCTAGCCCGTCCGCGCCCGCCGGTCCGCGGGGCGTCTGACAGGAGTAGCACGTGCCCGACGAGCTGAGCGTCGGCGAACTCGGGCGCGCGGTCGCTGCCCTGCGCCAGGAGATCCAGGCCATGGGGCAGGGCATCAACGCCCGCCTCGACAAGGTGGTTTCCACCGAGGTCTACACGCTCCAGTCCGCCTACACCGACCAGCGCATCACCGCCATCAGCCAGGACGTCCAGAAGGTCGCGGACGCGCGTGACGCGCTGGAGAACGCCTTCGAGGCGTACCAGCTGGCGGAGCGGGATCGGCGCGAGCAGGAGAGGCAAAAGCGCCTCTACCAAGCGGTGATCCCGGTGCTGCTGGCGCTCATGTCGGCGGCTGTCGCAATCTGGGCGGTGGTGGCGAAGTGACCGGCCTCCACAAGCGCCGCACGCTCCGGCTGCCGCGCGCCGAATGGCTCATCGGCCTCACCGCCCTCCTCGCGCTTACCCTGTTCGCCGTGCTCGTCGTGCTCGTCGTCGACCAAGCACAGCAACTGCGATACGAGCGAGCCGCCCGCGACGCCCTTGCCAACCAGGTGCAGCGCCTCGGCGGCACTCCGGTGGCCGGCCCGTCCGGCTCACGGGGGGAGCCAGGCGCTTCGGTGACCGGGCCGCCAGGCCAGCAGGGGGAGCCCGGCGAGCCTGGACAACCGGGCCCGTCAGGTGCACCCGGCCCGAGCGGGTCGCCAGGGAAGCCCGGTCGCGACGGAGACGACGGAGCAGACGGCACCTCGGCGACCGGAGCCCCGGGCACCCCCGGAGAACCGGGACCGGCCGGAAGCCCAGGCGCCAACGGCGAAGCCGGGCCAGCTGGACCGGCAGGCCCACAGGGAGAGGCAGGCCCTGCTGGACCGCCCGGACCGCAGGGCGAGCGCGGCGAACAAGGCCCCGCAGGACCCGCGCCATCGAGCTGGACATTCGAGTACCGGGGCGCCACCTACACCTGCACTCCGGACGGCGACGGCTCCAGCCACTACACCTGCCGCCAGACCGGCGGAGAGGAACCCGGACCCGACGTGCCCGGACCGCTCGCCGCCGGCGTGGACCCGTACCGCCGCCAATACCCGTAGGAGGCCGCATGTCCGACCCGATCCCGCTTCAGCCGCGCCGGGACGACACGGCAGCGGACATGCGGTCGCTCGTGCAGTTGGGGGAGGCCGAACCCCAGCCCGTACCCGCGTCCGCGCCAGCGCCTACCCCGGACCCGGTCGACGAGAAGGAGGCTGCGCTCCTGTCCGCTGCCCTCATGGAGGCCGGGGTCGAGACGGCGGCCGACGACCAGGCCGCCGCCCGGGCCGTCGCCAGCCTCGACCCGGCCACCGTCGCCGCCGTACAGCGCTGGATCAAAGCCCCACGGAAGACCAAGCCCACGACGCCGGCCAGTAAGTAGGAGGCCCCATGCCCCCAGTCCCGGAAGACGATCCCGGCACGCCGTTGTATCTGTCGCGCTGGCCGTTTCGCGAACCGCCCCCCATGCCGCCGGCCGACGACGAATGAGTAACGCCCCCTCCTTCGGGAGGGGGCGTTCTGCTGTGTCTGGGCGCCGAGTTAAGCCGTACCACTCTCGATAACCCACACATATCAACGACCGTCGGGCGTATGCTAGTTCTACACAAACTTCCATAAAGGAGCCGAACTTGGCGAGTGAACTCGAACCGGTGGAAGTGGAGTTCGTCCCGACCGCACAGCCGTCAGCTGCCAGGGACCGCCACATCTCAGGCGAGACCGCAGAAGACCTCAAGCGCGCCACTGCGGCCAACACGGAACGCGCCTACGCGCGCTGGTGGAACATGGCCCTCGCCTGGTGCGAGCGAGAGGGGCGCACTCCGCTGCCGATGACCGCCGAGACGATCGCCGAGTTCATCGGATACCTCATGCGCTCCACGTCCCAGGCGACCGGCAAGCCGTACTCGCCAGCCAGCCTCGACCAGGCCCTCTCTGCGGTCCGAACCGCGCACTTCCGTGCAGGTTTCGAAGGGCAACCCAACTCCAGGGCCGCCCGAGACCTGATCAAAGTGCACCGGCAGGACCGCGCGCGCGACGGCTGGCGCCCTCGGCGAGCCAAACCCGTGACCCTCGACGTACTGCGCCTCCTACTGGCCCAGTGCGACACCGGCTCCCTCAGCGGCCGACGAGACGCAACCATTCTCGTTCTGGGATACGGACTCATGGGCCGCCGCTCAGAGCTCGCCTCCGTCACCATCGACCAGCTGACGGTCGCAGACGAGTGGGTAACCGTCTTCATCCCCATGTCGAAGACCGACACCAGCGCCCACGGAGAAGACATCGACATCCCCAGGGCCATCGCGCCGGACATCGACGCCCGGGCCATCGTGAACTCCTATCTTGAAGGGCTGGCCGAGCATGGCATTACAGAGGGTCGGCTCCTGCGGAGTATCGACGTATGGGGCAACGTCGGCGCCGGCATGACCGGCGAGACGGTGAACGAGATCGTGAAGCGACTGGCCAAGGACGCCAAGCTGACGGACGCGGAACGGATGACCGCGCACGGCCTTCGAGCCGGGGCGCCGACCGATGCCGCGGAGCGCGGCGTCCCCGTGCCCTTCATTGCCGAGCACGGACGCTGGAGCAAGAACTCGACACAGGTGCTCACCTACGTCCGCCCGGCCGACCGGCGCCGCAACAACCCGCTGCTCCCGCGCGACAATCGATCCTGACCACGACAATGCCCCCGCAGCCAGTCGGCTGCGGGGGCGTTCTGCTGTCCGGGGCTTAGCCCCAGGTCGTGTCGTCGTCCATGATGCCTCCCCAGATCGGTGCGGCCACGGTACGCGGAAGACGGCCGTCCTGTCAGGAGGGCGTGCCACACTGGCCGCAGCGCCCGCCGAGCATCCCCCGTCTCGGCGGGCGCTGTCACGTCCCCCGCAGGCCGGGCTCCGGGTTGCAGGCCTGGCACATTTCTACGTGCAGGCTCTCGTCCCCCAGTGCCAGCAGTGCCTCGTCACGGGTGAGGAATCCGTGGTCGCCCGTCCAGATGCCGCAGCCGCCGCGGTGCAGCACGGTGCGTCTGTCGCGTGCCGGCTCTAGTTTCCACCGGGCTTCGTCGCGCGCCCGCTGCGCCTGCCGCTGTCCTCGCTCCAGCTCCGCCTCAAGCGTGCGGATCTTCGCCCGGGTGGTGCGCAGCTGGTAGTCCAGCCACTCCTCCAAAGCGGTTAGCTTCGTGAGACGCTCCTCAGGCGGCATGTCGTTCATGTGTTCGAGTCTAGGGTGGTCGCCGTGAGCAGCAACCACAGCCCCGAGCGCTACCACCTCACCCTCACCTCCGCCGGCCGTCCGGTGATGCACGGCTGGTGGGGGAGCGAGCCCGTGGCCCGCTCCAAGTTCACGCGGTGGATCGGCGAGCACGGCACCCTGCCCGACGCCCGCGTCACCCTCGTCGACGAGGACACCGGCGCCGTGTTGACGGAGTGGCCAGATGAGGCGTGACCGTCTGCCATCCTGGCGGCGACGCGAGGAGGCGCCCATGTCGTACCGCCCGTACCCGAACCCCGAGCGCGCGCTGAAGCAACTCGACCGGCACTACCCGCCCGCGCCAGTGATCCAGTTGGAGTGCCTGCGGCCCATGGCGGACAGCGTCGCGAAGCTGCGGGTGGATACCCAGCGGGCCGCGCGGCAGGGCTTCGGTGCGGGCACTTACGTGCTGTCGACTCGCCGTCCCGTTGTCAGTGGCGGCGCGTAGCCTGAGGTCTCCGGCATTGCATCGCTTTCGATCAAGTCGGGTTTGCTGAGTTGCTGGCGCCCCGCCCGGCGTGGAACCCAGGGCGGGGCTGCAACCCGGGAGGGGCTTTGGCGTTCGAACCGGATTTTCCGGAGCAGGAGATCGAAATTTCCTGGAATCCCCAGGGTGAGGCGACGGTCAAGCTGACCGAGATGGTCGGCGACAGCGTGCGCACCACCACTCACTTCGGCTGGGTGCAGCCGAACGATCCCGTGCTTACGGTCGACGGCCTCAACGAGGAGTGTGTGACTGTGAAGCTCGGGCGGATTGTTGGGGCGACCCGGGCCGTGGTCGAGGGCAGCCTGTGATCCGACTCTAGTCGGCCGTCTCCGCGTGCCGCACGGCCCGCTTGAGCGCCATCTCGACCTCGACCCGCGGCAGCCCGGTTGCCTCAGCGTGCGCGGTGATGGCGTCCTGCACGGCGTTGGCGGTGGCGACGGTGAGCCGCCCGGCCTGGTGCTCCTCCCAGGCGGCGCGCTCTAGGGCTATCAGGGCGTCGGGGAACTCGATGTCGCTCACGAGCCAGGATCTTAAGCGGCGGTCGTGACGTCCCCGCGCTCGACCTGCCTCAGCTCGGCGAGCAGCCGCCGATACTCCTCCCGCTGCTCATCCGTCAGCCGCGCATCCCGGTGCGAGAACAGCGCACGGATCGCCGCGTTCAGCTCCTCGACAGAGCGCGCGGACCCCGAAGACGGGGGAGAGGTGGGCATGCCGATCAGGGTAGTGCTCCCCTCTGACAGCGGGCTATGGCTTCGGCTTCTCCTGCACGAACGTCCCCAGCCCGACCTCGGCCCGCACCAGGCCCTCGTCCTTCAGGTGGCGGAGCACTTTCTGGGCGGTGCTGGCCGCCACCTCGAACTCGGTGCTGATGTCCACGACGGAGGGAACCTTGGAGCCGGCCGGGTAGGTGCCGTCTTCGATGCGGCCAGTGATGATGGCCGCGATCTGTCTCCAGATCGGCCGAGTCCGGTCAAGATCAACGCTCACACGGTTGACGCTAGATACCCGCAGTACACCGCGCGACCGCAGTACAGTGCGGTCTACCGCGGTATACCGTGAAAATTGCAGGACCCCCGCGACCGGCGGCACACCGGCCCGGGGCATGGCCGACAGCTGCAAGGAGCGTCGACATGGACGAGGGTAGAGACCCAGCGGCCGAGCAGACCACACCCCCCGAACCCGCCTGCCCCTGCGGCAGTCGAGACCACGAGCCGCTGCGCATCGGCGACCGACTCTCACCCAGCGGCAGCACCATAGGCCCCGTCCACGTCTGCCCCGCCGAATCCCCAGTCGGGCTGCGAGGCGTGCTGTGA